CAAAAAGCACCCCCGCAAGGGTGCCTTGTGCCAGTTTGGGAACTGGTCAGAAGAATTGCTCTAATCCTACTGGTTCTCCAAAGGAATAATCATACTCTAGAGCATCAGCGCAAACGTAGTGAGGATGAGTTGAAGGAACACCAAGTCTAGCACAGAGTTCCTTGTGATTGTCCTCCATCATCTCAACAGCATAGAGCATATGATCGAGAATGTGTTCTTCTGTATGATATCGTAACAATCTATTTTTTAATCCAACAAGAAAATTGCCAGATCCAGCAGAATTATCGATAAATGTACTACTAGGATCTTGCAATATCTCTAGAGAAATGTCATCAATCATCTTCTCAACGAGTTCTTGTGGAGTAAAAACTTCTTGAGTTTCTTTAATTCTTTCGTCAGATCTTTCAATTTCAGATCCTGTTTCAAGATTGTGTTTGTTCTTTTTCATTTAAACACTCAATATACGTCGAGATTAAATCATTCTTTCCAAAATGTCTTCTACCATTACATCCAGAAGCAACCTCTCTAAATCTAGGCGCAAACTCGACGAGATTTTGTATTACCTCAGGATCTCGTACTTTTATAAAGTGATGTCCTTTTGCATAATGAGTAAAGTTTTCTGTTTTGACTCTACCACTAGGTCCAGAACCATACTCACCAACAAATACATCTGCTTCAAATCTTCTTTCATAAGGTAGAAACTCAAAATCAGGATGAGATCTTAAGAGCTCTATTTTTTCTCTCAATTCATCTTTTCTTTTCCACTTTTGATAAACTGCACTAATTCCACCAGGAAACGTAGATGCATCGAGATCTAGATCGAGATCAATATGAAGATTAGGAGAGATCTTATTTAAAGAAGAAGGTTTGCGTACCGAAGTTGGTAACACAAACCTTATATCATCTGTAATCTCAGATGTCTTATTCAAAAACTTAATGGCAAGATTACCTCCTACACCATAAGGAGGGTTTCCTATAGCTAAAGTAAATCTCATACCCTCTCTTCAACGCTCACAAAGCATATTCTAGTGAAATATCAGGACTCTGTCAAGTCCTCCTGAGGATCCTCCTGAGGATATGGACTAGGTCCTAGAAGAGATTCATTCCAAGAATCCTTAAGTTTCTCTACAGTTTTAATTCTAGAAGAAATTTTAGTAGCATCACGAAGTTTCTTCTTTTTTGCTATAATATTAGAAGTATCAGCACCTTCTTCTAATGCACGTACAAAATCAGTATCCAATTCATCAAGGAGGGGTTTTCTTGCCTCTCTAACTTTTTCTCTATGTATTTCTTTTGCTTTTTCTAAATTTATTTTAATCATAATAGATTCTCCTCTGCCCATTGTTCGTATTCAACTCCATGACCATGAGGTTCACCTAAGGTTTCTTTATCCAATTCCCAAGCATGGTAGAACGTTCTATCTGTTGGAATTTCCTTGGAATCAATAATCCAAAAAGGATCTCCATCTGGAACATCTTTTTCTGCAATCTGAGTTATTTCATAACAAGAAAGAGCCTGCTCTGATGGATATATGAATGTTATTTGTTCAGAACTATCCTCAGTTACAATAATTTTTGACATTTTATTTTTATTTATTATCTAAAGACTGCAATACTTATACCTTCATTTGTAAAAGCATTACCAGATAAGTCAATAGTGAGAGTATCAACATAAGCGACGTTTTTAACTGCTACTCTACTTGTTCTATTATTTCCACTTCCAGTAGGAGACACTGGAGTTACAACAACAGAATAATTTGTATCTTCAGCATTTGTAGAGAAATTAAATCTAAGAGTTGATGCTTGTACAGAGACCGAAGATATATTATAAGAAGCTGATAAAGTTGTTCCATTCCAATATGCCCATGCTACTGGACCTGCAGTTCCCCATGAATCCCCATTATAATATTCAAGTCTACCTCTAGTATCATTAAAAATGACAGAAGCTTTTGGTGTTAATGGTAAAGCAGTTTTTTCTGTAGATGTTAGAATTGGTGGAATAAAAGTGGTTCTAGTTAAACCATCTATACTAGTTGCTTTAGATAAATCTATTACTCCCTCTGGAAGATCAGTTCTAAATCCAATCGCGCCATTTTTTTCAAATAAAATACCACCTATATTATAAAACTTAAGTGCTCCATTAGTAATTTGAAGAACTCCATTTTCAGCATCAGGATTATTTTTTATTAAATTAGTATTAATACCGATTGATTCAGTAAAAATAGAAGTTCCATCTACAGTAAAATCATTTGTAGAAGGTGCAACAGTAGTCGAAACTCCTAAAGTGTTGAATAATCCCGATGTATTTCTGGCATCAAGACCAGCAATAGGATTAGGAACTCCTATGCCTATTTTATTGGCAGCATATAAGTTATTAACAGTACTAATGCCAACGACGGAATAAATGTCAACATTGTATAATACTGAATTTTGTGATAAAGATCCAAGAGTTGCTTTAGCAACTCCACTACCAAAAGTAATTTCCCCATCAGTAAAGAAGTTACCACCAACATTAAGGTCACTAGTAATTGAAGAAGTTCCTACAACTTCTAAGTTATAATTTGGATCACTCTTTCCTATTCCTAGTTTACCATCATAGGTTAATGACATTAAATACTCATTACCTTGACCATAAATCCAGTTAAAGTTTCCAGTTCCTATTCCAGGATTACCAGCATGTAACGTGTGATTAATTGGTCCTAATCCATTATTAATTACTTCAAGACCTCCTGTTATAGCTCCATATCTTAAAATAGCATTATTGCTTCCACTTGATAATAATTGACCTATACCTATTCTTGCTTGATTATTATCACTAATAATATCTAACGAAACTAATCCTCTCTTTCTAATTGTTAAATCGGAATTTGGAACTGAAGTTCCTATTCCAACTCTTCCACCACTTACAAATAAACCAGTTGCAGCAGTACCTACATGAAATGTAGTTGTGACTGTAGATATTGAAGTTTGAACATTAGAAGATGCTAAGATAGAAGAAACTTGTAATCTATTTGCAGTAACAATACCCGAAGAAGTTATTTCACTATTCGATAACTTCAATGACGTTGCTGTGATAACACCAACAACTATATTGGGAGTTCCTGTAAGAGTTGTTGCTGTTGTTGCAGTACCAGTTAAAGTTCCAATGAATCCACCCAAAGAAGTTATAATTCCAGAATTCGTTATATTTGTACTGGTAATACTCGTACCATCAATACTTCCACCTCTAAACCCAGAAGAAGCAGTAATAATACCACTTACACTAATGTTAGAAGGTAATTTAACATTATCTATTGTTGGTAATCTATCATTACTAATTGTTCCCAAATATAAATCAGTCGCATTAAGAGCTGTTAAACCAATACCAGATCCATAAAAAGATCTTGCAGTTACAACTCCAGAAGCAATAATATTACCATTTGAGTTAATTCCTACACCAAGTCTCCCAGTATCAGGATCTCCACCTACTTGTAAGGACTTTGTAGGGCTGTTCGTTGCAACACCGACAGTTCCTTGAGCGTATATGCTAGTAAATCCTAATCCAACATCAACATCTATCCATTGGGATGTTGGTAAATTGGAAAGAGTAGAACCATCACCATAATATCTAACAGCAGTTACTACTCCAGTGCTTCCTACTATGTCTACATTATTTCCAACTTTAATTCTAGAGGAAGTTGTTACTCCGCTTACAATTAAACTACCTGATGTTACTAACCCAGAAACTCTTAGAGTTCCATTGGCAATATCTAATTTTTCTGTTGGAATTGTTGTTCCAATTCCAACTAGAGCTCCTCTTACAACAAAAACTTGAACTCCTTCTCTAAAACTAAAGGATTTTCTAATATTTGACATCTTAGTTTTCTAATATTAGTTATTTATTGTTCAGTTTATTCTCTAGGTCTTCAACTTTTTGTGAAAGTTCTTTAATCGCTTCAATGAGAAGAGGAACAAGTTTTTCATAACGAACTGCCAGATATCCATTATCTCTTTCTGTTACTGCCTCAGGAAGAACTTTCTGAACTTCTTGTGCAATAACACCAATATCATCTCCTTCTTTGCCAGATTCTTCATTCCAGGTATAAGTATTACCACTTATGGAGAGAACCTTAGCAAGAGGATCATCAATAGGTTTAATATTATCCTTTAATCTTTCATCAGAAGTATAGAAAGCAGTAATATCACCAGTAACATTTAATGCACCACTAATAAGAGTATTACCAGTTACATCTAAACCTCCATTTGAAACTTTGAGAGCACCAGTAGTATTCAATATACCAGTAATAGTAGTTGCGCTTCCAGCAGCATTAATCAGAATTACATCAGTATTATTTGCTCTTAATGCAAATGCGCCACTATTTACTGAAGATGGATATACTACTATGTTGAACTGTCCAGCAATAGATCCAGAACCAGAAGTATTACATGCTAGAGCAACTGAAGTATATCCATTGTTAGCTCTTGGAATTCTGATGCCTTCATTATAATTATTACCATTAGGATTATAAATGGTGTTAACGCCGCCATTAGCGGTGAATGAACCACTTACTCCAAGATTTCCACCAACACTAAGGTTTGAATTAACGGAGAAGTCTCCTCCTACGTTTAAGTCTCCACCAATAGTACCTTTTCCATTTGCTACCAACTCTCCACCAGCAGTTATACTGTTTCCAATACCAATACTTCCACCAAGATTGACACTCTTCTCAATTCCCATTCCACCTTCAATGACAACTGCTCCAGTGTCTTTATTTGTGGAATCTACTGTACTAAGTACCTTTAATCTAGCGTTAATTGTAGCAGTATTGTTAACTTTAATTTCATTGTTAAATGTTACTGGTCCATCAAACTGAGAAAGAACTGTTGAAGAGTTACCACCCTCAACTAAGAGTCTTTCCTTAATTCTAACTTCATCAAAGATGACACTAGATCTAGTTGGATCTTCTGCAGTTACAGTTGGAGTTGGAATATCAAAAGTCTTTTGAGTACCCGAAGAAGCAGAATATTTGGTGTTTCCAATGAAGAAATCACCATCGGAATTCATTCCAGTATATACAACTGTTCCACCAGATCTCTCTTGTGCCTGAGATAGATAATCTTCTCTCTCGGTGATAGTTTTAACCTGAAGTTGTGGTAAACCAGTAGAGTAGTTGCCAGGACCATATCCAAGATATTCAAATGTGTGTCCAGATGCACGGGAAATAGAAGGTCTTCTAAATTCAATAGGAAGTAATTTAATCTTCCTAATTAATGAACCAGAAGTATGCTCCTGCGTTTGTGTTCCCAGAACACCACGAATAACATTTAATCTATTGTTTCCAGCACCAGTCAATCCATTTCTGGAAACTCTCATAATCTCATTATCAATTAAGATATAAGATCCAAGTGGGAATCTAGGAACTATTCCAACTTCTCCACCAAATAAAGATACTTGGAAGTCAGTCTGAGTTGTAATAGTTTCATTTAGACTTAGAATCTCATTATCATAGAAATGAACATTTCTTATTGATATATTTTCTAATGTTTTATCAGTAATCGCATCATTGGAAGAGAATGCATGTTTTAGTAAATAAGCACCAGAAGATAAAGCTTTATTTGTAATTGCCGAGAAAGTTGTATTATTAATTTTCTCTTTTACTAAGTAATCACCAAGACTAAATCCTGTAGAAGTTATAACTCTAAACCTATTTCCAGCAAGTAATCCGTGAGGAATCGTTGTGGTAAATGTTGCAATACCTACAGAAGAATTATATACTGGAGCAGATACTAATTGATTTGCTGGTCCATTATTAAATGCATATTGACCTACAATTGGTTTTGGATCAAAATTAGTAATTGCAAATCCTATTTGATTTCTGGCTGGTACAGAAGTAATTCTGTAATATCCATCTGTAGTCTTACCTAATCCAGTGACTTGAATTACTTCGTTTAATGCACTAGAAATAGTAGTGTCATTGACAGTTATAGAAGCATTAACAGCTCCTCCCACTATATTAGTATCAAAATATAATGTATTTGATCCACTATATCCAGATCCACCAGACATTATTTCTGCGGAAACAACAGATCCTCCAGAAACAACAACCTTGGCAGTTGCTCCTCTCCAATCAGTTAAACCTACATTATTAAATAATTTTACTCCATAATAAGTTCCATTTTTCTTACCACTACCACCAGTCAAAGAAGTATAAGTTACAATACCACTTAATCCATGATCTCTATCAAAAGTTAAAACTGCAGATCCAAGAGTAGTTGTAGAGAAAGTAGTTGATACTCCAGAAATTTTTAATCCAGCACCAAACACTGGAATTAAAGAATCGACAGTTTCTCTAGTAATACTTCTCTGTAAATCATTAGTAATAACGTCTCCTATAGGACTTCTCTTCGCAAAAGAAGTTGCTGCCTTAGGATTCTCATTGATATTATCTTTATCTAACTGTGGATATAAGTCAACTATATTTTGAGTATATTTAAAATCTGTAAATTCTGTTGGAATTGCATTTTTATAATTTAGTGCCGTAACTTGATAAACACCATCCTGAACACCAAAAATGTAAGGACTTATAACATCATTTCTATAGATGTAGTAATTATTCCTATTATCATTTCTTTCATATCTTGGCAATAAAGTATTTCTAGTTGTTGTTACCCCAGTAAAAGATCCTGGAACATGAACAATACCAAATACATCTGTAAAACCCGTTCCATATTTGAATATTTTATCATTGACAATATCAGAAACTTCAAAAGTTCCATTATATCCAATATTATCTTGAGCACTTCCATTTGTAGTACTCGTTACATTCTTTACAATAACAATATCACCAACATTTAGATTGTGAGGTCTTTCGCAAACAACCGATACTCCAGAACCAACTACAGAACAAGTACTAATAAATCTTGGATTCTTATTATAATCAAAATCAGTTGATCTAATTGTTATATTGCTTGCATATCCATCACTACCAATACCAGTATTACTAGATTCTTGAATAATAAAACTATTCAGAGGATCTCTAGCATTAATAGAAGTTTGCGGTATGACAACACGTAATTTGTAAAGTTTATCTTCTAGTGATCTTGAATCTTCTATTCTCTTGAAGAAAGAAACATTACTTCTATCGGTAAGTACATTTACTCCTTGAGTAACAAATTCATTGTAAATATCATTTCCAGCAATAGTGTGTATATACCATTGACTATTTACTGTATCATATTGAACTGGAAAACCTAATTCACCGCTATTTTTATCAGAAACTCTACTGTATATTTTTAAACTTGTTCCACCATAGATATTAATTGCTGTCCCTGCTTCTGCGTTCGTTTTTGATGCTGCAATCTTAAGTTGATTTGCACCAAGACCAGAAGTTATAGCATAATAAACTACGTTTGATTCTATATTTTCTGGTAAATCACCATCTTCACTAATGATTCTTATTTTTTCTCCATTCTGTAATCCGTGATTTATTGAAACTGTTAAAATATTATTTGTTGGTCCAGAAGAAACTGAATATTCTTTTTCTGATGTAACAACTCCCTTTGCAATATTTCCTAAAGGACCTGAAAAACTATCAACCATGCATATTGGAGCACTCTTTATAGTCTCTCCAACTGTATTCAAATAAACTAAATCATTTCTTCTTGCTCCAATTCTATAACCTTGAATAATAATTGGAGGTAAATCATCTTGAGCAGTGAAACCATACAGATACAGATGACTAGAAATACCAACATTCAAAGTTTTTTGAACATCAAAAGATATCCAATCAATATTAATTTCAGATTTAGTAACTGATTTTGGCGCTACAATTGAAGTTACAAATGCATGATTATCTTTTCCAAAAGCTTCTTTTCTAAATCCTTCTGCAACTAGAGAAATTTGACCAAAGTTAGAGTTAGAGTTTGTAATTGAAGCGTCTCCGCCACTTTGAACATCAAAGTGGCGATTGAATCCAATAGCAAAAACCGAAACTACCTGAATGAACGCATCATTGGAGATTTTAATGTGACTTGGTTCCCATCCCCTACGATAAACCGCACCAGAATCTAAGTGGTAAACCTTATCTGGATTTAATGCTGATGAGTCCCTAGATAAATCTGCTCCAGTTTGTTTGGAGATTGTAATTCCATCATAAACTCTAGAAGTTGGATCATATTTTACAAATGCACGATCATCTTTTTGTAGAGAAACTCCAGTAAATTGGGCAACAACCATGGATTTAAATCCTGTTGCCTTACTACCATCAGCGTGCATTCCATTCATTCCCCACACTGAACGTAAAGAACAGTTGAAGACGTATGGTGATGCTCCAGCAACAGTATCAGTTTCAATGGTAACTGTTTGAACTGAGCTTGAAGATGGAGAAGCTGGAAGATTATCCCTAAATCCAGAAAGTAAATATGTAAATTGAACAGGAGAAGTTACTGTCTGAACAACGGTAGAAATATTATAATCTTCTACTGAAACGCCCCTAATTTTAATGGGAGTTCCTGCTGTTAGATTATGTGGTTCTGCAGTTGTGACTGTGACGATAACTGAAGGGGTAAATCCATCACCAGATTGAACATTACTGATAACAATGGGATCAGTTGCAAAGGCACCAACAATTTCATATTCTGGTCTTTGAGCAGCAAATCCCAATGGGGGATCACCAGAAGGATTATCTGGATATTTTTGATCAATATCTCTCCCAGATGCTAGATTGAATGCATTGGATAGTTTACTATAATACATGTTCAGATCACTGATCTGATAACCTTGGGGAATATTTACCCCATCAGCATATTCAAAGCAACTTAATTTATGGTGAGAGAAAGATGGCCTAGATTGATTGTTTGAAGAGAAATCAATCGGGTCAGTATAAACAACACTACTGTCTAACGCATCGAAGAATGAGAGTTGCCAAAAATAACATGCACCAGTAATTCTAAAAATTGATGTCTTTTTAACTACGGAATCAGTAGGATTTGGTACGTACTTAGCTCTTATTTTGGTTTTTCTAACATCTAAACCAACAATAGAAGTGCCTCTAGGTACTATAACACCACCGTATATACTATTAAACTTATATAAAATATTATTTGATTGAGTAATATCAAAATTAGAATCAAGATTGAACGTTAAATTATCAATTGCAGAAAGTTGTTCCCCAGATGACGCTACCGCTACTGCCTGCCCATTAACTTCTTTGATTGCATATCCAGGGCGATTATCAATCAAATACTCACCAGGGAACAGGAGAATAGTTGTTTTTTCTGTAATATCGTTATTATTTCCTCTTAAATATGAAAATCTAGCAGATTCAAGAAGAGCTCTTTGGACTGTTTTAAAGGGTTTTGTTAATGAATTTCCTAGATTTGTAATTGCATCAGTAGCATCCAAATCATTTGGGTTTACATATAAAATTCTACCCTCAATATTCTTTATAAAATTCTCTAGTTTATTAAGAGGCATCGGATTATAACGGACAAAACATTTCTATGTTTTATTTATGATGTCAAATCTTCTTCGTTATACTCATATTCGATGTCATCTGGCATATCTTCAGGATTCTCTAACTCAACTGGAAAGAAACAAGGATGTGCTTCTTCATCTATAAGATAGAAAGAGTTTTGATATAAATCTTCTGGTTCAAATGTCCTTTGCTGATCTGCTAATTTAATTAAATCTTGATCGTACAGATGACCATCTGGTAATTCATCAAACGTAAATGGAATCTCGTTGATGAAATACATTTTTACTATCATACTGCCCTCATTATACCAGCAGTATGCGTGTGTAATTTTGTATTTGAGAGACATAGGAAAATTTCCCATATCTTATATTTATTTTTATGCCCCCAGTCGGATTTGAACCGACACGCATTTCTGCGGTTGATTTTGAGTCAACTGTGTCTACCGTTTCACCACAGGGGCTGGTGCTCCTTGCGTGGATCGAACACGCCTCAGGCGAATTATGAGTTCGCTGCATTCACCAGATTGCTAAAGGAGCGATAGGAATACTGGGAGTTGAACCCAGACTAACCCGTTATAAGCAGGCCGCTCTAACCATTAAGCTATATTCCCATAAAACCAGATCTATTATAGAGGACCGGGAACTCTTTGTCAACTACCTTCTTCGTGATCGGTGTGTATTCGTATCAGGTCGTCAACTTCCTTATACTCCTGGCAAGGAACGAGTACAGCACTACCGTACTCACTCTTGATAAGGAAGGATTCACCTGCCTCAACCTTATCAAGGTATTCATCGAAGTTTTTTTGAAGATCTTCAATCGTTACAGTTTTCATTTTCTTTAGAATGGGTTGGCATATACCAGAGTATCTTCATCAAGTTGAGAACGGACAACATTCAGTACATTCATGAACTGTTCTACAGTTTCGCAATCTACAACTCGCTCATCGCCTTGATCAGAATAAAGATAGAACTTGCGAGCAAGGGTATCAACAACACAGCGACTAAGGAATTGTTCTGTCTCTTGGGTCATTCGGTTTCCCGTCTCATTTGATTACCCCCATATTATAGGGGGTCTTGGGCGCCTTGTCAAGGGGGTACGAAACACTAAACATTTCTAATGGAAGTTTGAGAGTTTCTTATTTTGTTTTTTCTATTTGCAATTGACTCATCTCCAGCAGCTAATCCCCATCTTCTTACTTCTTGTCCTGTTTTTTCATCTTTTATTTCATTTAAATTTACTAAATCAACAGAATCTCTCTGAGATCTAAGAGAGTTAATTTCATTTGCTAATGTAGTAATTTTATCGTATAAATTTTGGCAATTTGCTGTTGGTGGAATGATTGGAGGAAATAATGGATTGGGATCTATAGTGTTGTAAGTTGATGTTAAAGATGTTCCATCATTGTTTCCTATGACAGTTTTATATCCAGTTCCAGAATTTGAAGAATTTAAACCTTCTACATCTTTTGATTCAAAGGGAGAAGTTGCATTATAATTTTTAATTTTAGGATAAACTTTAATATTTGCTGTATCTGATATTACAGTTGATCCTATTCCAACAGCAACTCCAGTTCCATTTATGTTTGATGCACCTCCAGGAGTAAATGAACAACCACCTGAAACTGCAGATGTTAAAGTAGAAATTATTAAACTTTTTTTATTATTAATTTGAGTATTGATACTTATAAGTTTATCATCAAGTTCTTTTGCTTGTTCTGTTAAATCTTTTATTAATTTATTTCTACTATCTACTTCTTTTTTTCTAATATCTGAGGGCAAAGTATTTGGATTAGTCTCTTCTCTCTCAGTTTTAGTCCATCTTCCAGTTTTTTTGTCTTGAGAAAATGTAGTTTTAGTGATTTTTTTGGGAGGAGTAATTAAGTTTTCTGGATCTAGATTATATCTAGTAATATAATCATATTCACCATCTAAGGATATAATTGCTTCTTCTCCAGATGAATTTGGCATAATATTTAAAATACTCTATAATTATTATATATTTAACTTATGATATGAAAATTGCCTTGGTTTTAACTGGATATATGAGAAAATGGTTACAGTTCTAACCACTGAGATGGGTGTGTAGAACCTTGATGATAATCTGGATACTCTCTTTTTAAAGTTACTCTTACATCTCCAGGAATTACAATTCTTTCTCCTTTCCTAGTTGTAAACTTCTGAGTAAAATGTCCGATGTTACTTGGAAAAATAACTACTGTTCCCTCTTTTGGTGTTATTGTATAATAATTACAATTAAATTTATTATATCCTTTAATTAAATTCCTTTGAATTGCTGTCTGAAAAAGATCTTCAACGCACTCGTTTTTATTTTTTTGCTGTGCCACACAAAACTTATCTGAAGTTTCATCTGATTTCAAATAATATACAAAACTCAAATTAGATTCATTGTGGGTATGAGGTTTTATTGATGGAGTTTCATCATTAAAGTGGCATCCAACCCAAGATTTAATAATATGGTAATCTAATTTTTCATAATCTACATTCAAGTAATTAAAATAATTATCAATATGAACTCTAAGTTCTTTAAAAAAATCTTTATACTTTGGATTTAAGTGTGTGAAAATTTTTCCAGAGTATTCTGGACTTTCATTTTCGTATCCATTAAACCAATATTCCCTCAAAGAATCTAAATTATTCTTTTTAAATTCTTCATGACATTCAACTTCCCCCTGATAAACAATGAGGGGGAATACTTCATGAATTTTATTATTCATTATATACTATTAATATTATATTCTCTATTATCGCCTGGATAGTCTGCTGGTGTCAAGCCTGGATATTCTGGAATATTCTTCGTAGTATCTTTTCTAACTCCAAATACTACATAATGGCAATTAATTGGTCCACCAGCATTATTTTTAATTTTAATTCTGGTTCCCCATTCAATTTTATCTACAAATAACTCCTGATATGATTCAATAGGAGTTAATGTTACTCCAATTGATTCCAAATCAACTAAATCTTTCCAATAATCTGGCAGTTCTATGTAAGATTCATTCTTTAACTTTCCTCTTAAATATACTTCTGCATCTGGTCCTTCTAAAGTAATGTATCTAAGACGATGATTTTCTTTTGTTGGGTGCTTGATATCGAAAGATTTTTTACTGTCCCAAAAAGATGCAGAAATATCCCAGACTCTTCCGTTCAGAGTCAATGCTCCTGCAGAAGTAATATTTACATTAACTCCAGTTACATTGCAGCTACCTGCTGCAGTTAAACACATATTAGAACCTGAAGTTAAAGTTATACTTCCACAAGTTAAATCTGCGGTCGCTGTTCCACAATAAAAGTTTTCCCCAAGTAAATTTGTGGATCCAGTAACATTATGAACTCCGACCTGAGTCTTTATTCCCGTTCCTAGATCATTCCCATAACTTACATGTGAAAATGGATATGGTCCTTGTCCACTAACTAAACTTCCTTGTGCAAAACCAACAACAGATCCTGCTCCAGCATGAATAAGGTGAGAGGATAATGTCCCAGGTATCCAAAATCCTTTCGGTATATTTAATCCTTCTCCCAATATACTTGTAACTGCCAGACCAAAAAAGTCCATTGGTGCGTTTGCCATAATCTTACTCCTTTACTTGCAACTTTCCAAAATTCCTTCAATTAAGTTAGATACTGTTTTGGGTAAAAATGGTAAAGTACTTAATGGAGATCCATATGCCATATTTCCCAACATTTTAATCATATGAGTTGATGCAATATCAACTCCAGATTGACCTCTTAAACACAGTTTTTTACCTGCAGAAATAACAACACCATCTCCAGTAGCTATGGTAATTTGTCCATTTGCCGCCACTTGAAAAACACCATTATTTTTGGCACCAGTTGCCTCAATATAAATGTTTTTTGCTTTTAATTTTATATTTCCATTTTCAGAAACTATACAAATATCTCCTTGCTTTGCTACAATTGATTTTGCTATACATTCGGATACAGAAGTATCTAAACCATCTCCACAAATTTCATCATATCTACCAGGAACTCTTTGACAAGAATTACCATTTTCATTATGATGTTCCCAATATCCACCTGAAGTTGATAATTGAAATTGTGTTCCTTCGTCTGCCTTATCTGAAGAATTTCCAGGACCAAAAAACATAATCCCATGAGGATTATCTGTTATTTTGTATTCTGGTGATCTTTTTTTACTATTTGCCATTTATCTGCTCACACAATCAATTACACGTATAACTTTCTTAGGATTAAAATCGAAGTTTCTTGGTGTTTGAGATTCAATATCTTCAATAGTAGTTGTAGAACTATTAAGTTTACTAATTCTAGTATATTTAACTATTGGTTTTATTGAAGCTCCAGATCCCGTATTGCTATTTATTATTATTTTTGGAACTTCGGTTATATCACATGGAATATTGGAAAGTTCTATAGAAATGACTTGCCCTTGCTCAGTTAATTTAACAACTGCTTCTAAATTTGGAATTTCTGGAAAAACAACAACCTCATCATTCACAGTATAACCAATTCCAGTACTTAAAACTTTCATCTCTGTCAAACATCCAACATATTCTCGTACTTGTACTTCCGGTGTTGGTGGTGGTGCTGGAGGTGGCGCAGGAGGAGATGGTGGTGTCCCTGGTGGTGGCGGTGGAGGTGGAGGCGTTGGAGTTTCTGGTGAAGTTGGTGGAGTTGGTAATGTTGGATTGCCAAATTCATCTTTCCCTGATGGACCATTATTGTAATCTCCTCCTGGATTATCAATAATTACAGCAGTAACTTCTCCTTTATCATTAATTACTGCGTGTCCAGAAGCATAATTTCCATCTCCACAACTATCACTAAAAGTTACGAAAGGTGCAGATTTATAATTAGTACCTGGATAAATTAAATCAACACCGACAACTTCTCCTATTGTATTAACAATTGCTAATCCAGCAGCTCCAGCTCCTCCACCACCAAAAAATTCAACTTGAGGAAGACCGCAAGCATATGGGTTAGTATTGCAATTTAATGGACCAGCATAAGTATCTGAACTATCACCAAAGAAATTACCTAAAGCCTGATCAACAGAACTAGTAATACTTGATGCTGATGGAACTTCTAAAAATTTACTATAATTATCTGATTCAGTTTTAGATGGTCCTCCCCATGGTCCTTGTCTAAAACTGTTAATTTCTGGGCAGTTTGCTGGTTGGCATAAAAATGATTCAAATCCTAAAATATAATCAATCGCGGTAAAAACATCTCCAACGACTTTAACAACTCCACCAAGAACATCATTAATTTGGTCTAAAATTGGTTGAATTTCTTTATCAATTACTGCCGCAAGATTATTAATCATAGCATTTGTGAATCCTTCAACAGCACAAAAAGCAGGATTTATCGCTTCTTGAACAAATGCGAAAAGAAAATCAACAACAAAATCAACTAAACCATCAATAATTTTATCAAATACACATATTATCTGTTCAACTACTTTATCGATTAAAATATCTTTAAAAACTTTTGCAATTGTGGGTAAAATATATTCTATAACATCTTCTATAGCACCTCTAATTAATTCCATCAAGTAATTTCTAAGTCTCTGAATCAAAATTTTTAAAATTGATCCAATAATCTCTGCAGTTTGAGAAATTAAATTAGTGATATCTTGTATTTTATTAATCGTACCAAGAACATAAGTCTCTGCATATTTTTTAATTCCTTTTAAAACTGTAAAGAATTTTAAAAGTGCTATATTAATCTGACCCATGGTTCCTTTACCACAAGTTTCAGGTAAAGAAACTTGTTGCTGCATTATTAATTTAACTTGAGAATCTAAAGAAGTTCCTGCATATACCTGAGAACGTGGAGATCCAGGATATCTCCAAGAATTATCAGATTGTCTGCTCGTTGATTCACTCATTTTGGAAGATTTCTATTAAAAAATATTTATTATACAAATGATACTCCATTCTTTGCTGCATCAAAAGCGGTTTTTGAAATATCTTTTCCTACCCAACTATTTGGTTTAGATCCTGAAATAGTTTGATTTTCATTTGCTTGGACTCCAGAATTATATCTATTTACTGGAGCAAAATTAGTACATCCCTTTTTACTTGAAGAACTAATTGAAAACTTATCATTATTTTTACCTAAAACATGTGTGATGATAGGAACCTGATTAGATTCATCTAGAAAAAATCCAAGTACCCACTCACCTCCATAAATTCCTGTTGATCCTCCATTATAACTTCCTTGAGATGTTGGTCTTGCAACAATCGCCCATGGTAAATTGTCATCAGTAACTTCACAAGAATCATGAATTCCTGGAATTCTAACTTTAACTCTTTCTCCCCAGGCATCTTTCCCTTCAGCGTTTTTTGACGTCTGATTTTGATCTGGTGGAACTTGTCCAACAAACCAACGGTAAGAAACGCCAGCAAAACCTACATTTGCAGCCATTTAAAAATTATCATTTATTAGTATATAGACCATAAGTATCTCGTACCAGAGTTAGTGAAGTGAATGATCTTGTAGGTGTAAACTCATGGCATAAATTAACAATTAAATAATTTCCACTCTGAGTTGGATCAGATGAACCTTGTTCTTTTGAGTCTTGAGATATAATTTCAAAATCACATTTAATAACATCTCCAGCACGAAGATTAGGATTACAAGGAATGGTTATAGAAACAACTTGACAAAAGAGAATATTGTAACGAGTACTTGATGTTGCTTGATATTCTCTAGGGTCATTATTAACTTCTCCAGGAGCATTTTTTTCTAAAGTTCCAATATCAAGAATATGATAATGAGTTCGTGTGAAAGAATTTTCCGTTGGCACTTCTACTTCTTTTCCTAAAGAAGTTACTAATCCGTTTTTACTTAGTTCGGTAATAACTTCAGTATATTTTAAATCTCTTGGATTAAAGAATATATTTCGACTTACATAAACACCAGATTTTAAAGCACTAATAATATCTTGATTTTTGTTTATTGACATCGAAGCTATCTTATAATCATTCTTATCATCTTCTATTCCAGACAATAGTACATCACTACGAAAATAAGATTCTTTTTCTTTCTGTGCTACTAAATTGCTAATAGATTTATAATTAAAACCATCTTGAGTTTCATAAAAAAAGTATCCAGATAATCCTTTAGATGGAATTGTTTTTGGTCCCAGTGAACAAATAATTTCAAAAGGATTTCTACTATTTCCTATAAAGTTATAAGAATTTTTAACTGAATCTATAAAAATCTTATCATCCGATACATTTAAATAAGATTTCAAAAGGTTCTTTACGGAATTACCAATATTTCCTCTAAATTTTGCAAATACAGTTGCTTCTTGATTTGTAACTGCTGTTTGCGAAATCAATGATAAACCAACGGGTTGTCTATTTGATTGATCTGTTCCTGGTGGAACAGCACCATTTACATACAAAGGATTAGAAGTAAAGTCTAGTGTACCTAACTTATTTGATATTTTAAATGATAATTTTTCTAGTCCAGTGATCGGAAGGCCATTATATACCGTTGATATTCTTTCCTGAGGATCATATTTACTATCAGAATTTATTGAATTACCAGTATCAATAAAAGTCATCATTGCGGTAATATTTGGAGACAAAAGACTTTCATAATAACTAAAACTAGTTGTTGCCTGTCGCAAATCAACAGTTTTACCATTCTTATCAATTGTCATTACTTCATAATTAGAAGCTAATGCTGAGTTTGCCATTTATGCGTTCCAAATATCGGAAAGAGGAGATGGAGAATATGATCCAGAAGAAGATTTCACGGGAACTGGATATGCCATAGGAACTGGAACATAAGTTTCAACAGTTTGATTGAGAAGGAAAATTGTTGCCACTTCACTAGATCCACTAGTATTTAACGATGCATTGTTGCCAGGTACTCTAGCATCTGGAGTTCCTCTTCCAGATCCAGGTAATCTTCTTATTGGTGATTCTGGTGTTCTGGGCTGAGAACCTCCTAATCCAATCCCCTCCAAAAATTTATCTATAAAGGATTGTGGAGGAGAAGATGCTGGAGTTGCTGGTCTTGCTGATGGAGTTGCTGGTCTTGGTTGTGGTTTAGGGGGTTCTTTTCCTTTGTATTTTTTATACCATTTTTCAGCAAGTATTTTTCTATCCGGAATTCCACCACTCCCTCTTTCAAATTTTCTTCTGAATAATTCTGCTGCTTCTGAGGGAGTTTTTGCTGCTCTAAGAGCTGGAAGAGTAGAAGATTCTGTAGTTCCCATCTCATGCCAAGCATATCTTAATTGGGTATCAACTGACCAAGGATCTCTTTTTTCTTTTTGAGCCCAAGCAACTAAACTTGCCCATCTTGCCTTTTCACCCCATTGAAATAATCCAATAGCATCTGTTCCATTTGGACCCATTCCTTTTCCTCTTGCCCTTGGATTAAATGTGCTTTCATCATCAACATTACCCATAATTCCAGCAACAGCAATATCACTTAATTGTTTAGATTTAAAGAAATTCCAAACTTTTTCAGCATTATTACTTCCAGGAATATTTTCTGCTGCTTTCTCATCCTGCTTTTTTTTCAATGCAGCAAGATTAGTAGGTCCAGAATTTAAATGTGCAAGAAAATATTGTTTACCATCAGTATCTTGGATAACAGTAACATTCCCATATCCAGAAAATCTAGGATCAGAACCTTCAGAAATGTATTTTACAAATTTTAATCCACCCCGTAACATAATCGGAGTATTTTCTGGAATTCCCCAATCTTCTCCAGCATGAAATTTCCAAATTTGAAGAATTGGATGAAATCTGTCGCCAACTGGACTACTATTTGGGTAGTTATTTGATGTTAAAGATTTTCCACCAACCATTATATTTTTTCTCAAAGATTCTGGAATTGTTTTATTACTACCAACTGCTTCTAAGTGAATATGCGGACCAGTAGACATTCCAGTGCTTCCGACTTTACCAATGACTTCTTTATCATCAACTTCTATTGGTTGATCGGGGATTAAAGATTCTCCTCCTGATCTTCCTCGTCTTCCTGGAGATCTTTTATTTTTATCAGTTTCAAATAAAGATGGCATTGATTTGATTAATTCAAATAAATCTTTGAATTTTTTATTGTTATTCTTCTCTATTTTTGAAGTAGATAATAATTTACTTACAGAATCTTTAAATACGCTAAAATAATTTATAGATTGTCTTGCTGCTTTTTGTCTTCCAGTTTCTCCTCTAGTAAAAGTATTTCTATTTGCAGAACCTGTATTACTAGAAGGAGATCTTTTTACTTCTCCACCTTTGGCAAATTTTTGTGGAGATTGTGGTCTTCTAAAATTAAATTGCCCTCTTCCAGATCCAGTAGAAGATCCACCTGGACCATATGGAACTGGTCTAACAGCAGGTCTTCCGCCAGGAGCGAAAGGTTGCTGTGACATGGGGCGAGGAGGTGGAGTAGTTTTTTGTGGGGTTGGTTTTGAAGGTTTATTTAGATTTGCAAGAAGAGTTGATAGAGATTTTTCTTGCTGATTAAAAGTAGAACTTAAATCATTAATACTCTTGTCTATAATTGATCTTTGATCTGCAATCTGCTTTTGTCTAGCATTAGAAAGAAAAGCAACTAACTTCGCAACCCCCATGATGCTAGTTCCAATAGCATCTATGAAGAATTTAAGTCCTTTTATTATCCATTTATTTTTATCAAAAAAATCTCTGATACTAGTAATAATCTTGGGTAATTCGTTTACTATCAATCCCAATAAAATATAACCAAGAAAATTCATTATTTTATCAAAAAGACTCATAGGTCCAGAAAATATTGTAGAAGTAATTCTCTTTAAAGATCCTCCTATTCCAGTTTTAGGAGCTTCTATTTTCTTTTCTTTTTCTTTAATTTTCTGTAATTTTTCAGATCTTTCTAATTCAGAATTTTTTTGAATACGTATCCTTCTTGATTCTGAATTCTTTTTAATCAGAAAACTTTTTATATTTGTTACATTTAACTTTAATTTTTTTACTTGATCTTGTATCATTTTTTATACAAAAATTCCGTATAAAGATGGAGTTAGTTGCATATAAGGATTTGCCATATTCACAGAAGAAATTGCTGGAACTTCAGTCTGCGGAACCTGTGGCATTTGTATTTGAGGCATTTTTCCTCTCACAGTTGGCATATTAATTGGAATAATATTTGGGGATGACGAAGACCTCTTTTTGGGAGTTAAATCATTTTGTTTAATAACATTCTGTATATTAAAGTTAAAACTAAGATTTTGTTGTTTTGGACCATTATCATTAAAATTTGAACTTTGATTACCATCAAATATAACTGGTTGAACTGGAAATATCTGTTCTGTTTTTTGGAAAATATTTTTTGGATTTAAATTCAATTCTGGCATCTTTATCATAGATGCCATAGATTTTGGACTTTCTGTATTTGATATTGATGTATCTGATATTTTAGAAGGTGATATTTTTGGTGTTTTTATTTCTGGAGAAGATCCTACAGTTCCTATTACTTCACCACCACCCATGCCGCCCATAGGAGACATATTTTTAATAGTTTCTTTCTGTTTTTTATCTTTAAAATACTTATTAAGATCATCTAGGGTTTTAGAGAACTTTTTAGCATTATCATTCTGAGCAGAAGTAAGAGACAGAAGTTTTATAACTGCTTGCTTAAACTCTCCCCATAATCTTCCCGCACTTTCATTAATATCACTCAATAAAGGTTTAAATAATCTCGCAGCAGCTTCTTTAATAACAAATTCTCCAGGTGCTAACATAGCGGGGATACTATCAACCTTACCGCTACCTCTTCCTCCTACAGGCCCACCCTCAGATCTTTTAATTAATGTATTGGGATTGGGTAATCTAGAAAAACCTCTAATATTATTTAAAGTCCCCGCATTAGGTCCTCTAATAATATTATTTAAAGCTCCTGCACTACCAGATCTAGTTGCTCCTGCCCCTGCACGCGTCAAGGCACCGATACCGAGAGCACCGAGAGCATCAATTGCCGCATATGTTATAGCTGCTGCTGAAGCAATAATTAATGCATCTCCCATGGGAGATGCAGTTCTACCACCCTTTATAGCATCTTCTCTTACTCCAGGTGGTAAAGATTGCAAATATCTTTGATATGCAGTAGTCTGTGGTTTTGGTGCGTTTATTGGTTTCGGTCTTAAAGTAGTTAATGACGGTAATAAATCAAAAATCGGTTTAAACTTTGAAGTCTTGGATAATTTTTCCGCAAATGCTTCAAGATTCGGTGGATTATCTTTAATACAGTTTAAAACTGGGGCACAAGGATCTGTCGGTCCCCCACTTGGCCCTTTAGGTTTATCATCACATCCACATGGACCAGATCCGGGAGGTTTTTTTCTAAAGAAATCAATAAATTGCTTTAATTTTTTAGCTACAGAAACTACTTTCAGTAAAAATCCTAAAAATTTTCCAACAACTAAAGCACCAACAATCCATTTCCAATGATCTAATAAAAATTTTAAAACTCCTAAGAATTTTTTTCTATTATTTTCATCAGAAAGCCAATCTAAAGCAGCATTAGCTAAAAGACCAGTAAAAATAGTCAGAAAAAACTCTTTAATCTTATCAAAAATACTTTTTGCTGGAGCTAAAATCTTATTAACTTGATTGCCAACAGTTTTGGCAATTCCCATAGCAGTTTCTATTGCTGCCTCTTTTTCTGCAAATCTTTTTTTAGATTTTGCCGATCTTATTTTTGAAACTTGTTTTTTATCTTCTGCTATTCTCGTAGCAAAATCAATCGCCAATTGATTTTGTATTTCTACCAGAATCCTATTAGTTTCAATTAAAGAATCTGCAACTACTTTAATTGAACTAGTGGATTCTTTCTTTTCTTCTACTTCTTTTTTTAATCCTTCTGGATTTAAACTTGGTTTTTTTAAAAAACTAAATCTTGATCTTCTTAACTGAGCAGCAGAAGAAATACCCTCTCCCTTCAAAGGTGAAGAGATATTAGTCTTGTTTAATTTTGGTATAGATGGAGCCCTAAGAACTGGGTAATTATCTTCCACTAGCTTGCTGTTTTAGATTTTCTTCTTCAATATAATTCTTCAATAATCCAATATACACTTCCCTTTCCCAGGGAATCATATTTTCAAGCTCAGTCAAAGAGTATTTATGATGCTGGATTAACTGAAAATTAGTTAGATAGTATGACTCAAGACTAGTGTGAGCCATACTCAACTGAAAAAACTTGCTAGTCCCTCCAGAGTTACTTCACTCTTGACGCCTGTTTTGGGATTAGTAACTTCAACTTTATGGGAAAGTTTCGGCATTGTTGTAAAGAAAGTTTCAATATCTTTAAATTGTTTTGTATTCAATTGATCAATAAATTCATCAAGTTCTTTCTTAGTACAATCAGACGCATTCCAAGAATCTTCTTCATTATAAATGATGTCAATACAAGAACTAATCATCGCCAAAGATTTATTTACATCAGGTTCCGTATCATTTACCTCAAAATTACTCTCAACAAATTCTTTCAATGAAGGATACTTTAATTTCATTGAAAGACTGTCATCTAATTTAATTAGATTTGTATGAGAAGGTAGTTTTTGTATTTTAATATCATCAATACTAATTTCCACTGGTACAGTAGTTTCTTCGTCATCTGGACAAACTATATTGACTTCAACAGTTTCTCCCACTGATTTTGCTCTGACATTTAAAAACAGATATTCAATATCAAAAGTAGCAAGATCGCCAACATTTACTCCTTTTGATAGAATACAATCATTTAAAATTTGAACAACTGCGTTTGAAATCTGTTTCATATCTTCAGATTCCAAAGCCATAATAAGAATTTTTTCTTCTCTGACTAAAAATGGTCTATATCTAATTTTTTTGCCAGTTGAAGGCAATTCCAACTCGTAAGTTGGAGCAGAAATCTTGGGTAAAGGCATAATCCTTAGTACAATTCAGGTGTGATTATTTATGGTTACTAAAATAGTAGATTATTATCTTTAGTAAAGACAGTTAAATCTTCTAAGGAATTTCTTGGATTATCAATAATTTGTGTTTGTATATAATCAGATTCATAAGCTTGTCTAAGTTGTTCTGCAGCATCTCCAGGTAATCCAGGACCATAATATTTTGATAGATCTGTGGGAGTTTTTTTCTTTCCTTCTTCAGTAATATAAGGAGCACTTGTTCTACCTACAGTATATCGATCATAATTAAAAGTTACGGTAACTTTTAATGCATCAGCCTGACCGTAAGAAACTGGAATGCTAGTAATAGATTTTGGAAAAGCATTAACAAATCTATAGATTAATGTGTTAGATCTTTTTTTACTTCCCGCTGCCCTTTCAAATTTAACAATTGACATGGAATCAATTTTATAACTATCTGGATATACAAATCTTCTATAATATCCATTATTAAAAGGATCGCTACCCGCTTGAGTTTGAGATACTTCTCCTCCACCAGATATAAAATCCATCCATGATTCAAAAAAATCTAAAACTTTATAATCACCATCAACATAAAAAGAAAAATCTATATCAGTAAATAAGCGACTATGGGCAAATTCTTGAGTTGTGCCCATAAAATTATCTTTTACTTCAGCAGTAGCAAAAGAACTAGATGGTAAATTTGCTTCTGCACAAAGCAATCCTGCGTATTTTGTAATCCAGGCATTATCGGCAGAAGAATAATCTTTTAAATGCTTATTTAAATCAGGAGATAAACCACTAAAATTAACTTGATAATAATTACTTAATGATATTGTACCAAGAATAAAATTTATAGTTGACATGTCAACTATTTGTGGTGCAGTGACCTGAGGAGCCGTTGCCATCTAAATATTTTGATGAATCTATACTATATGTATGTCTTACAAGGGAAAATATAAGATTAAAAATCCACAAAAATATAAGGGAGATCCTACAAATGTAGTATTCAGGTCTTTGTGGGAAAGAAAATATATGAAATATTTGGATTCAAATGAAAATATCTTAGAATGGTCTAGTGAAGAAATTTTTATCTGGTATAAATCTCCTATTGATAATCGTCCTCATAGATATTTTCCAGATTTCTATGTAAAAGAAAAAACTCAAGATGGTTCTATTCAAAAATATCTAGTTGAAATTAAACCAAAAAAGCAATTATCCCTACCCAAAGAACCAAAAAGAAAAACGAGAGCATATTTATCAGAAGTGATGGAGTATGCAAAAAATCAATCAAAATGGGAATATGCAAAAGAATGGTGTAAAGATCGTCAATATGGATTTAAAATTTTAACAGAAGACGAATTAAATATCAGGTATTAAAATGCCAAGAAAACCTATTAAACAAAGAAATAATCCTTCAGATACTACTAAAAGAACAAATAGAGTTCGTGCTATAATAGATAGTTTAATAGGAACTGAGGATCCTGATGATTTAATGTTATCAATAATAGAAAGTCTTAAAGAGACTGAATTAGTTCCTGATATTGGAAAAATATACGTTTTCATTTATGCTCCCAAAACTCCAGGGATAACCTATGATGCTCATCCCATAGTTGCTGTTTCTGAAATATACCGATGGGGATTTAAAGGTATTAATTTCCATTGGGGTAAAACAAGACAATATACATGGGAAGAGATAGTTGGATCTTTACATAAAGTATATCCTCAGGAATTAAAAGATTTAAGATCCTTACCTTTTGGAAAAATTATCTCAAATTAAAATAATGAATAAATTTTTAGATTTAGAAACTGTCAATCCAAAATTAAAAATACTTCAATCTAATTTTGAAAAAATTCAAAGTGAGTTTCTTGCAAATAAAGATAAAATATTTGCAATAGATTGGGGTGCAGAATTAGGATATTATGTTTTAGAGTACAAGGAAAATAGTAGTTCTAACGACAAATCATTAGGTTCTGTATATAAGGGATGGAAAGTTGCACCTTTATATGGTTCTATTAATGATATGGATGGAATTAATAATTCATTAAACAAGTATAAAGATTTAGTAGAAATTGATAACAGTATAGTAAAAGTAAAGCATAATACGAGAATGCTACCGACACTCACAAAAACATTGTTAGAATGTGATGTTGTAAAGAGAGTAGGTATCACTATACTTGAACCTGGCAAAAAAATTGAATGGCATATCGATCCTGATCCAGAAAAACCAGGATTGGCAATAATAAGAGGATTATGGGGACTCGATGTTCCTGAAGAAGAAGGTAGAGAATCTTTTCTTGCACTCAAAGAAAAAAATCAAAAACAAGTATTTAAAAATAATGAGTTTGTTCTTTTTTGGGGAAGATCTAGGCATAAAGCAGTGAATAATCTAACTCAACCAAGATATATGGTGTGTTTTGATACTGAAGTTCCTTATAAAAAATTACGTCTAAATAGTTAAAAACCTCAGATGGCGTTATTAAAATATCCAAGAGCAACAATAGAAGCAAAAACTGACTATTTTCGTCTGGATTTAATAAAATTTGAGAACTCTAGGGGAACAAGATCGGAAGGAAATTTATTAAGAAATTCTACAGTAAGCGGAGGTTCCCCAGCGTTTGCCGTACAAAACATAGACTCTAGTATATTTTTACCGATGCCGTCAAACATACAAGATGGCAATAGTGTCAGTTATGCTGATGATAGTTTGAATGGATATGCCGCTGCTGCTGTTTCTGGAGTAACTGACATTATAACTGGTAATAATGGACAAAAATCTGGAATTACTAATACACTTGGAAGTATTGGAGATAAATTTACCAAAACTTTAGATACATTTATTACAGATCCAGCAGCACGACAAGCAATGAATAGATATTTTGCAGCATCAGCAGTTAATATATTTGGTGCAAACGTCACTCCAGATCAATTATTAGCAAGAGAAACTGGACAAATTTTTAATCCAAATATGGAACTTCTTTTTAATGGAGTCACTTTAAGATCATTTAAATTTTCATTTAAACTGACTCCCAGAAATAAAGATGAAGCAAAAGATATAAGTGATATATTGAGAAAATTAAAGGAATGGATGGCTCCACAAGCGGGCGATAATAATAGGTTTTTAAAATCTCCAAATGTATTCCAACCATATTTTATGAAAGGTTCTGGAATTCATCCGTTTCTTAATCTTATTAAGATGTCTGCTTTAACTGATATGTCAGTTAATTATACTGGAGAAAATGTATATGCAACATATAGCGATGGATCCCCAGTTTCATACATTTTAGATTTAACCTTCAAAGAATTAGAACCAATATACAGTTCCGATTATAAATCCACTCCAAACAATATAGGTTTCTAAGATGGGATACTTTAAAGAACTTCCTAATGTTCAGTACCAATCATTTTTATCAGATAAATCCTCATCTCAAGATTATCTAACAGTAAAAAATATATTCAGAAGAATTAAAGTTCGTGAAGATCTTCAGAATATTTTTACTCTCTTTAACAAATATGAAATAAAAGAAGGTTCTAGACCAGAAACAGTAGCAAAAGAATTATATGGTGATGAACTTCTAGATTGGGTTGTCTTAATAAGTGCTGGTATTACGAATGTAAGAGATCAGTGGCCTCTTTCTAATGGAGATCTTTATCTTTATGCGGAAAATAAATACGGTCCAGAAGACCTAAGTGCTGTTAGATATTATGAAACGGAAGAGGTTAGAGACTCAAGTAATAGATTAATATTCCCATCTGGAAAAGTAGTAGAAGAAGATTTTACAATTACTTTTTATGATCAAAGATTAAATACAGCAGTTACCAAAAATCCAGTAATTCCTGTAAGTAATTTTGAACATGAAACAAGAAAAAATAATGAAAAATCTCTTATATATGTTTTAAAAAGAGAGTATTTACAACAATTCTTAAACGATAGTAGAAAAATTATGCTCTATACTAAATCTTCTGAATATATTAATGATCGTTTAATTAAAACAGAAAATACAAATTCAACTCGACCATAAGAGTTCTAAATTCTTATCAAACATCATAACGTATCGGTGCTTGCGGGAGCGTTCTTTCCATTCTCCCTCAGCACCTTTTACTTTGCCGCGTGAATGCTTGGTGCCGTCTGCATAATAGAAATCTTTTTTTGCATCTGTGAGACCGCAATACTTAAAATTACAAGCGCGATAGATTGTGCCACTATGAAAATCACTATCGGCGTATGAAATGATTGCTTTGACTTCAGTATCTTTTCGCAGTTGTCTAATCGCCTTTGAAACGAACCAAGAAGTGATATTATACTCGCTCTGTTGAGTTTGTGGATGAATGCAGAGTCTTGAGAGTTCAAAGAGTCCTTGTTGCTCATTTCGTTCCAATCCAAAAGCGCCTTTTGCGATCTCAGGAACAGGCAATCCAGTGAAGATACAGACTCCCTGTAATCCTCCAATATTTAGAGGAGAGAACTCATTTTGTTGAAACAATCCGTAATTATATCCAGATTTAAACCCTTTTGATATATCTTTGAGATAGTGGTATTCTAACAGGATATCCTCTGCCTGCTTCTTAGAAATCTTGTCGATATAAAAATCAGACTTCATAAAAAAAGGGGAGTTCCTGAACTCCCCGTATTCTACCACAGAATCAGTCTTCTGCCAACTTGGCGAAGTAAGAGAGGGCATCATCATCCTCATCATCCTCCACGGGCGCAGGAGCGCGACGAGTGGGTTTGAGATTGTTGAGTTCGCTACGGAGATCATCGTCCAGTTCCTTCACAGGACCACGATAATCTTCTTCATCTTCAACTTCTTCATCAATCTTGGCAGACTTAGAACCAAGAACAGCACCAAGGCGCTTCTTCAGTTCATCATAGGTCTTGTACTCACTAGGAGAAAGGAATTCTGCCAGGGAGAACTGTTGCTTCCAGATTGCCTCCAGAGCATCATCATCGTCCAGCAGAGCACCCTGAGAGGCAAACTCGCTAGAGTCATAGTTACGATAACCAGCAACGTTCTTTGCCTTCAGTTTGAAGTTAGCACCCTGCCAGAAATCAAAGGGATCGATAGGAGTTTCATCTTCAAACTCAGGTTGCATTGCTGCAGAGATCTTATCGAAGATCTTTTTACCATACTTGAAGAGGAAGACCTTACCTTCGTTTTCGGGATTAGCAGGATCCTTCACCACATAGATGTTGGAAACATAAGTCAGTTTGCGTTTCTGCTTACGTGCCATTTCTTTACCAGCATCAGTTCCGTTATTCCACAGACCAGAATTATGCTCGCAAACAGGGCATTTTTGATTAAGAGTTGTCAGGCAGTTGTCAATCAACCAACCACCAGGACCCTGAAAGGCGTGAGAATAAACCTTCACGAACGGAAGATCCTCACCATCAGGAGCAGGAAGGAAACGGATGACGGCATATCCATTGCCGCTCTTATCTACATCCAGTTTCCACACGCGGTCATCAGTAGAACCGCCAGTTGTATTCATCTTTTCGACTTCTTTCACCAGTTTTGCAGTGAGAGAGCCCAGTTTAGATTGCTTTTTGAGATCGGAAAAACCCATTTGGATACCTCGGATAAATTGGATTCGTTGGATTACTTGGATAGTATAGCGAAAATTGCTTGATCAGTCAAGGTACTTCTTGAGAGACTCAATGGTTTTGTTCATACTTGAAAACAAAACCTGAATATCGGTCTCGGGAGGAAATCCCATAATTGCGACTGATTTTCTCAAATTCTCTTTCATTTCTAATGCCGCTGGGTCATCAGAAAGAGACAAACGTGTATACATTACACGTTGCTTTTCAAGAAGCGTTGTCAATTTTTCAATATGCTCCAATTTGTCTTCACGGTCCATCAGACCAAAAGTTAGAATACTTCCGTAGATTTCTTCTTGCAATTTATTAATTTCTTTCAGTTCATCCTGAATGATTTCAGAATCAAAAAATTTACTCATTTACAATTTCCCGTAAAATCTTTTTATATTGGAACATATTGATATTTATGAACGGATCATACTTTTTAATTCTCAAACTTACGGTTTCCCACACTGGATCTAATAGTTTCTTATCAAAATCTTTTGAGAATTGAAAGATTTTGTCGTAGATTACGAATGCCTCTAAACATAATTTCCCGCTTAGAAACCTTTTGAGGATGATCGGGTGTCCTTTGGAGCAGTTGAAAACATCCTCTAATTTGTTCTCCGAGAGCAATTCGTTGCTTTGTTCTTTGAATAAGTAACTCAAACTCTGCTGTCTTCTCATCCAGTCTGAGTAAGTTCTTTCTCCCGAATTGATAATTTCTCCAATCCATAAATTTTGTGGGTTGTCTACTGATACAAAATTAGATAATAAAAAGTCTACAACTTCTTTGTCAGAATATTTTCTTGATGTTTTTTCAAACCAATACTTATCTTTACGTTTATTGAAGGAAGTAACTGTTGCTTTAGATTTCCCCCCATACTTAAAAAAGTCATATTTACGATTCGTAAAATGACTTTTCATCGAAAGATAAGTTTGATATGTCTCAAAAGGACTCATAGCGGAAGTTTTGCTCGGGAAGTTTTTTTCATAAAATTGAGACGAATAGCGTCCCATTTTAGTCGTTCTTTGAGTGACTTTGAAATAAGTTTCGTAACTGATTCTATCTCTAATCCATTGATTTCACAATAATAACAAATAGAATCAATATAATTCATATTTTCAGTTGCTACTATTTTTTCAATTTCTAAAGCAAATTTAGAAGGAGTCAAAAACTTACTTTCTATTACCTGTTCTAACTCTTTATTTTGTTCCATACTGTTCCAGTTTATCTCTAACAAACTCTCTAATGTATTTGGTGAGGAGTTTGATGTATTTTGATTTGTCATATTCTTCATAGACGACGCATTCTCCATTTTCGCAAGCCATAATGATTACAAGTTTTTTGACTGAAATACCAGTCAATTCGTATAGCATACATCCATATGCCATACACTGAACGAAATAATGTTCGATCCACTCCCTTGGTTTTGGTTTTTTGGAAGTTTTGAAGTCTATTATCGCTAATTCGCCATCAAACTCGGCAATACAATCTACAGTTCCAGCAATTCCTAATTGTTTGCTGTAAAGTGAACCTTCAAGAGCATGAATATTATTTATACGATTTAAATCTTTCTTCGCAATTTTAAAAAGAAAATTCGCCATCGGCGCAACAGGCGGCAAATCTTTATTGTAAAGATGATTTTCCACAAGAGAATGAAGGTCTGTACCGCGAGCAGTAGCCGCCTTAGTAATCTTTTGCGCTTCATCCTCACCAATCTTTTTGCGCCAGTTATTGAAGATTTCACGGTTAATGTGACTGGTAACAGATGTAATAGAGACTAATCTAAGTAATTCATTAATATCTGGAACTTTATAATAACGAACACCATCTATGGTTTCTCTCTCAAGTTGAGGGAGATTCAAATCAACATGAGTAAACATTAAAAACCTGCTTCCATTTTTGCAATAATGTATTCTTTGACAAGTCCAGAACGAACAATATCATCGACTCCAAACTCAATTATATCAAATGACGGCATTTTACGCAAGACTGTCATAAAATCAACAATACCATTACGTTCATTTGATTTTACAAGATCCGATTGTGTTCCATCTCCACAGAAACAAATTTTAGTGTTTTCACCAACGCGAGTAATAATCGAATCTAACTCATGAAAATTAAGATTTTGGAATTCATCAACAATTACAATTGCATTATCAAGAGTTGTTCCGCGAAGGAATGATGTGCTCCAGAACTTAATGGTTTCCTGAGACTTAAGATTACCATAAAGCATTTCAAAATCTGCATCAGATGGCATCTGGAACATATACTTCACCATATTTTTATATGGAATTTGGTAAATATCTGCCTTATCTTCATGAGATCCTGGAAGAAATCCAATTTCTCTTGTGGCAACTAACGAACGAACAAGATAAATTCTTTCATAAGGAGTTCTTTCATCTAAAACATCTTGAAGTGCATTATAGAGAGTAATAAAAGTTTTTCCAGTTCCAGCGCAACCATAGGCAACTAAGTGCTTATTATTTGAGTAAGACTCAAATAACCGTTTTTGATTTTCCGTGAGAGGTTCTATATCAACCAGATAATCAGAACTTAATGGTTTTTTGCGCTTCATCTGACGGGTTGTCAAACCAACGCCAATTGGTTGGTCGTTCGTCCTTCTTTTTCTTGTCATATTTGAAGTTTAAGAGTTGATTAATCCTCAGGTTGATTCCCAAGGAAGTGGTAAGTTAACGTAAGGAGGATTATTAATCAGATCTATTGAGTCATCTAGTCTTACATTTAAACTTTCTTCTAATGAAGAAACTTGCTGTTGACCTAAGAAAGATTTAACCCAACTTAAAGCTATTTCAGAAGTTAATTGATTATATGGAACAAAATTTTGATCTGATGGAAAATCAACAGTGATATATCCTCCACAACTTGTAGAATAAGGTGTACCCTGATATTCTTTAGTTGCCAATAAACTCCAGTATATATTTCTAACTACATTAGATAGATTATTATATGTAGGAACAGTATCTAATTTTGTAATTGACCAAGTATAGTTGACCATTTTTAGATTTTTTAAAGTTTTTTAACGTTTGAACCAGGCATTTTAGCAGCACGTCCAAGAACGTCATTCCACCCTGGATTTCTGGAAATAAGTTTATTTTGCCAATCTCCAACTTCTCCTGGAGAAGCACATCCTTTACCCCAATCTTTATCCCAATCTGGATTATCTTTTCTCCATTGAGTATAATCGGAGATTGACATTTCTAATTCTTTTTCTTCACCAGTTTTCAAATTTTTTACAGGATATGTAGGCATAACTCTTTCAATTCGGATAATTTATTTAGACCCATTCAAGAGCTTCGGACACTGATGGAAATTGTTCGGTAAATACTTTTTTACACGCAAGAGCAATATCCATGTGTTCTTTTTGAGTTCCATTTGCAGAACGAAGATTGATATAATGGATCCAAGAACGGCAAGAACCAGTCATATAGATACGTGTGGGAGTTGCCAGGGGAAGTACAAAGCGAGCACACTCTTTTGCCACCTCAGCGTCCAGAAGTTCCTTGTAGAGTTCCATACCTGCCTTAAAATGATCATTGATCTTCAACCATAGATCCGCTTTAAGTTCTTCGGGAAGATCATTAATAGAATTCTGACGATTCTTAGTGTCCTGACGACGAAGTTCTGGAACAGGAATTTCCTCACCCAAGAGAGATGAGTCAGCATAACGTTGAGAAAATTCCTGAAATGTAAATGAACGATGTCGAAGAATTTGTGCTGCGATTCCGCGTGTTGTTTCAATTTCAAGAGTCATTGTTGATTGTTCAAACACACTCCAATGATTATGCTTGATACAATAACGCAAAAGTCCAGCATAGTTATCATTTTCCTGATTTGCTGGATTAGAGACACGGGCAATATATGCCATCGTTTTCTCTGCATCGGGAGTTACACTAATCAGTTTTACTGTCATTTTTTTCCAAATCCTTTTGATGTTTTTGCTTCGATTTCTGCAAGTTCTTCTTTCACAACTCGCAACTGTGCTTTCATCTCCTTAAGTTGCTCATCAGAATAAAGATGATCTTGCTTTGTCAACCTTTCCAGCAACTTTACTAGTTTTTTTGCTCTATTAGTTTTTACATTCATTTTAAATAGTCTTTCATTTTTACGATTGCATTATCCCAAAGAAGTCTTTCACTATAGGCATCAAAACTTTTATTGAATAACCCAATTGTTACTACGAATCTTTTTTCATTCGTGGGATTATAAGAACTGTGCAGAGGTCCAGTATTTACCAAACTTGCTTTTCCAATTTCTGCTTCATATACTAGTGTAGCATCTTTTTCAAGAGACATCAAAACTTTTTGACTATAGTGACAATCCACATTATCACCAAAAGCATCTTTTCCTGGAACACCTTTGATATTTTTCATATTATCTTTAATATATTGTTCCGTTTCTGGAGATAACTGAAAAATATTGGTTGAGTTCCACCACCTCATTGTACTTCCTTTTGCGCCAAATTGGTAAATAATTTTTGTCCAATCTTCTCCCATTCCATTATCAGAATGAATGATACCACTACTATTAGGAGGAGTATAAAAAACTTCTATCCAATAACTACTAATACCTAAAGATTTTAACCACTTTTCGATTTTTGGATTTCCAAGTTGAGAAAAAGTTAGATTTTTGTGAAATTCATGCCATTGATATCCATCGGTTTTCCACTGAGAAAAATCTATTTTTGGAATTAAATCGTCAGGTATGTTTAAATGTCTGTGAAATTTATTCATTTACAATATAATCTTTAAAAATTTCCATTGCTTCTTCCCAATGTACCATTGTTGTTTTCATGGGATTCCATGGGACAAAACATAGTGTCCATCTAGGATACGGAGTTGGATTGTTTGTACCGTGTAGAATTCCAACATTCACTAAACTAGGAATATTGGTATTTGCTTCATATAGAAAAGTACAATTTTCTTCCTTCGCCCACAGATTATGGTGATATGCATTGGTATTTTCTAGATTACCCTTAATCACCATTTGTTCAACAACATCAGATTTCCACCATTGAATTACACCTTCTTCTGGTCCCCAAGTCACATTTAGTTTAACGTGATTTGTATAGGTTTCGTGATCTGTATGAATTGGGACTTTTCCGTATGGTGGAGTATAAAAACATTCTTTTCTAGCACAAATTAATCCAAATTGACCAAAAAATTTATCAATATCAGTGTACTTTAATTCGTTTAAAACGTGATGTTTAACAATATTTCCTTTTTCCTCAAATACTTTAGGAGGTTTAATTTCAAACGGCAAATTAAGATATCTGTGATATGTATTCTTAGTATTCATCTTCAAAAATTTCGTCGTAATCTGTTATGATTCTTTTTCGTTCTTTAGAATTTAAATTGTCCGAACTATCAGAATAAATTTCCGCTTTTAAAGAATCTAAAAGTAATTCCATGTTTCTAATAATTAATTTTACCTTTTCTCTATTCATGCCTCATAGTCTTCTTAATTTATTTTACATAAAAAAAGGGGGAAAGTCAATCCCCCCAGATAATCAAGCAACTTGAGGTTGCTTTGCCATATTCAGTTGTGCGTTATGAAGGAGTTTCTCCTTTTTTGCTTTTTTCTTAAGATAACGAACGAAGTAAGTGTTCATTTCATTTACCTCCCGTTCTTTCCATAGGAAGTTTATTACCTTCCTCATCAACATAAAACATAGTCCCACGATAGATTTCTACGTGGGGAGATGGTTTAAACGATTGATTAGGACGATTCGAAGTGTCATATTCGACACCACGATATACTAGTTTTGACATTAGGTTTTCTCCTTAGTTTTTAGGTTAAAGAGCGTTCCTTCAGTCGGCGTTTGCGTTCGCTATTTGCGAATAGCGAATGAACGATCCGTTCCGCGTCAACTTACTTCCGTCCTATATGCACTTTGCGATGAAATCCTTTCGGAGTTCTAATAACAATCGGTCTTCTATCCTTTGTGTTACCACATCGTCGTTTTTAACGATGTCCATTAGTTCCAATGCAGTGTCACAAGTTATTGAAACAGGAGTTGCTGCAATAAATTGTGGCGTTGAAACAGATAGAACTGGAACCCATGCTAAAAGCAAAAGTGCTTTAGTCATAGGATGAACGTTAGGGGATTATTATACCCCTATTCACATTATATAGTAAGTTTTTTTTGTATCAAATGTTACAATTTTAAAAACCTTAAAGGGTAAAAAATTTGCCGGCAATTTTTTACCCCTTTTGGTAAATTACTTTCGCTTTTTCTTTTCGGAGGTTTTATACCCCCACAGTTTAGGATTAATTCTACCATATCCCCAATCAATTCTACGAAGAACAGGTCCTAAGTTATCATAATACATATCAAAAATATTAGATCTTTTACTAGATCTGGTTAAATCGTAACACACTTTACCGTCATGCATATAGGTTACTATATACGCATCATTAGGCACGTTAGTATCTTTAGACTCTTCCCAAGTACAATTTTGTTTTAGGATTTCGCATCCATATAGAGATTTAAAATTTTCTCTTTCTTGTGGAGTCCAAGCTTCTGACTTTTGATCTCTCTTGGATGCCTTATTTTCTTCTGCTGGCATCTTTTCTTTTGTTGAAATATTTTTTCTCAATGACATAATTTAAATAATAATTAACTTCTATTTCCCCATTTAATATCTGGGTATGCTTCAGAAACAATTTGTTTTGTTATTTTATATTTTGTTTGAAGTTTTTTATCTTTTACAAGACAAAGAATCTCTGCTTCAAGTGGATGAAGACCTTCAAGAATATTAATAAACATAGTCTCTCTACGAAGAGAACTTAATCCATCGTTTCCACCCTTAATAAAATTGTAAAACATCTTATATTCCTTACGAATAGAAGAATGTCCTTGATCAGATGCTCCGAGTGAATTACTTTGAAGTTCACCCATTTTACCTACTGCATCACCAATCTTAGTAGTGATAGTTCCACTAAAAGAATTTTGATCTTTTACGCTAGCGTAAGGAACTTCCCCAGGAGGTAACAAAGATATTACAGTTTCATCAAAATTCCAAATAAAAATTGCTTTTAAAGAAAGATCTTCATATTTTTGAAGAACTTCAACTTTTTTGGCATTCGTTCTCTGTTTGGATGCAAGTTGAAGTACTTCAAATGCAAAAGGATTTACTGGTAATTCTTCAATAGGAGTATCTTCCTTTTTATTCGTCGTCTTCTGTTTCGTCGTAGTCATAATCGTTTTCAAACCTCACGGCAAGTATTTCGTCTGGAATAATGTTTCCATTTTGGTCGTACATTTCTGGATGAAATCTAGGTATTTCCCTATAATTCATCATATATTCTCTAGCAACCCATCCAAGCATTATCCCGACTATAAAGAATAGAATGAGTACGAATGAACCAATTACTAGACTAGTTGCTACCATCTTTATTCTCCGGGAAGTACTACTTTTTTTTAAGATTTATAGAAAACTCAAAGTAAATGGTTACTTCCCTTCGCAGAAAGCAAACCAATTTTTCATAGATTATGTGAAAATCTTTTGGTTGCTTTCTTTTTCCTCCATTAAGAATAAGTTCAAATCCACGATTAATATGGATGTTATTATTTATGGGACTCATGAAGAAATAATTTTCTTTTCCATGAGGAACTTAACAGTATCACTGCATCCACCTAATTTTTTATCATCACAAACTACTTGTGGGAAAGTAGAACCTTCACCAAATTCAGCATAAAATTCTTCTTTTGTGAAGTTCTCTCCCAGAGTATACGATACAAAAGGTAAATTTGTCAAGTCCAGAACATTTTTAATCTTTTCACAATATGGGCAATCTTTTTTAGTATAAACTACAAATTTCATTTTTATAAATCCTTGTTATTTCTTAATTCTTTCTAGATTATCTATAACAGATTTCCTATAAGAATCCGTCATTTTATAATTGCTCAAAAGATCTTCAAAAATTTTTCTAGATTGATCTCCCTTACCCCACCAATAACCAGACACAGCTTTCTCAAAAAGTAATCCATATTTACCTGGATATTCAACTTCACTGTTAAGTGGTTTCAAATCAAAATCACAAATATCTAATGCAAGAGAGGAGTATTTGTAAGAATCATTCCACTGCTGCCTTCTTTCATGGAATCTAGCAAGGAGAAAATAAGCTTCTGGTCTTTTAGGCATTAAGCATAACGCTTGCTGAAGAAGAGAAACTGCAGTACCATCACGGGTTCCCTGACGATCATAGCAATGGTGAGATTTAATCAATGCCTCATATGCTAAATTCTCATCAGTCGCTCTTTCAGCAGATCTAAGGAAATATGAAAGAGCAGGAGCAGTATGATTCTTATTTTCATACCACAACCCAAGATTAAAATTCTTTACTGGGTTTTCTGTATCTAATGAGAACTCTGTTAGTAATTGTTCAATTCCATTTTTAATAATTTCTTCTTCGTAATTCTTTGCACCTAAGACTTCTTTCTTCTCTGGGAGTAAGAACTCTTTAACTCTAGGTAGATCAAAAATAATTTGAGGAAGTTTTTCAACTGGATATGGTTTCATAATATAATCTTTCATTCCAGATGGGCATATAATACCCTCATCACACTCGTAGTTTGCCATGAATTCTTTCATAGCATCACCAGTGTAATTTTCATATTCAAGATAATCAAAACTCCAACCAGCGTGGCAGAAAGAACGTGCCTTTTCTAGACGATTATCATTTGATCCCATCCAACTAAAGTGCCATCCAAGATCAGTCATTCTCTGACCATGAACATACACACCATCTTTCATTCCACCTTCAGTGTAAGGCCAAACAATTTGGAATGGATTATATTGATCTGCTCTAATATATGTAAACCCAAGTTTAGCAGCCTGAGCTTTCATACAAACAAATAAAGAATATCTCCACTCTCTAGGTTCACCAGTCTCTTTATGGTATGCCCGCATATCAGCACGCCCTTCCAAGTGAACCAAATCTGCTTTGTAGATATTATTTGGATGAGTTCTTGCAAGTTCATGTAATATTGGAATGTATTGAGGGTCAAGAATCTCATCACAATCAGACACAATAAACATTGTATCATCATCATAATCATCACCAGAATTCCTTACTGATTGAGCCAGAGAATTTCTTTGAACCTTTTCTCTAGACTGATACCTTGCACCTTCATCCCACTGCTTTTCATAAGGAGTTGCCGCACCCAAAGCACCCTCAGAAAGATCTACTTCGATAACTTCAATCATATCTTCAGGAAGACCTAACTCTTTAATCGTCTTCTTCAGGGTATATTCTTTAGGAATTCCACTATGAGTATAGTTTCCATCAGTAATAATAAATTTATCAACATGATCTTTAAGAAGATTGATTCTTAATTCAAGAAGTTCTTTCTCATTGAAATAAGGAAAACAATCAACTACATTTTTCTTTTTAGGTCTAGGTGTAGAAGATTCTACTATAATAGGTCCGCTCATAAGTTCATCAATCGTTACTTTTTTACCGTTTTCTTTCCACCAATTATAAACATACTCCGAAGCATAATAATGATTAGGTTTTTGACCACCATCTAATTCAAGATCATTAACATCAGTGGTAGGAATTTCTACATTTTCAACAAACAAGGGGAAGGTATAAACTTTACCGACATTAGTGAAGAGAATGTTCTCCCCAATGGGCATTACATCTAGTCCTTTTAACTCTAAATGGAATGTATCGCCAACACAATAGTTATCAATTAACTTCTTAGCATAATCACGATTCATTATGTATGCAGTTTCCGACCAATCATCCCACTTACGATTTCTGAAATTAATTTCAGAAAAATCTCCACGAATAGCCATCAACTGAACACATTCACAATCTTCAGGAAGTCTTTCAATGAATTCTTCCCACTTAAAGTTCCAATGATCTACAGTTTTTAAACTCAAATCATCTTCACAGAAGAATGCATAATCAGATTCTTCACTTTCATACCACTGTTTAATTGCTTTCAAATGAGAAACAATACATCCTTGTGTCGGACCAGTAAGTTGATAAAGATATTTTCCAGTCACTACATCAGTAGAATCTGCATATCTTTTAGATACAACTGCCTTTGGAATTACTCCGTACTTACCAAACTCTTTCTCAAGTAATTCTTGCCTATCAACACAATCTTCTAGAGTTACATAATAAACTGGAGGAAAATTTTCTAGATTATTCATTTCAGTAGCAACATATCGTTGAGGACTAGTTTGTTTGATGTTCCACTTGGTCTTTTGTTGAACATAATATTCATTAACTTCAGAAAAATACTTTTTGTTTCTTTGAATATGATATTGCGCTATAGCATATTCTAATTGATACTTAAGAACATCCCCACTATATTGTGTTGAAAGATTTTTTTCATACTGATCAAACATATCCTTGTCTACACCCTTAAAGTTTTCAAATCTCTTTGAATCTGGGTGAGGAATGTGAATTAAATTATGATCGTATCTAATTTTATTATGCTTCAATCCCATAAGTTCCAAACGCATTTGAAGTTCCTCATCTTCAAATCCATAGAACTCGCCTAGTTCTTCGTTGTATCCTCCAACCTTTTCAAAATTTTCTTTGGTTATATGTAGAAGACCAATGAGAGATTTAAAATATGCACTATGGACATGAGCATACATCATAACATCATCAAAGTTCATTTGATAAATGTTATGATCTGGATATTCTAATTCACGGGCACCTGATTGAAAACAGGTTTCATCTATCTTATAGGTTTCAAAGAAATTATAATACGGATTAATAATATAGTCAATATCAAACTTCATAATCGAGTCTCCAGTAGCAAGACTCGCTGCTAAGTTTAATGGTTGAGGTTGATTAAAGTATTTTTTATTTGGAACTGTTATAACCTTAATCCTAGGATCTAATTCGGTTAGATGCTCTAATGGTTCATCAGAACTCCAATCAACAATAATTATTTCCTTGATTTCATCAAACAGTAACCAAGATTGTAAAGAAATTTTTAGAGGTTTGTATCTGTTCTTGCAGGCACAAATTAATGAAACGTTCATCTAATTCTTTCAATTCATAATTGTATGTATATTACTTATTCCTCACCTATATTATATTTTGGCCAGGAAAAATTAATTTCTGAAACTTCAATTGGTTTAAAAAACTTAGGAGTCAATTCACTACTAACTTGATGTGCTTCAGACCATAAAGGTGCATAATCATAAAGATACTTCTCAGGTTCTATAAGCATTAGTTTAACTCTACTATCAAATCTAGAACAATAATGTGCTCCGATATAAGTTTCTGGTCTAACAAAATAATTTGTATAGTTATTAAGATCCCACTTATTAATACGAACTTTATCTATCAGACTATTATACTCAAGAGGGATATCAAAAAGAGAAATCATGTCTTCAGTTTTACCGAAGTAAAAATGATCTGATGGATGAAAAAGAAGACCACTTTCAATAGTATTTACAAAAATAATATTATCTTGATAGTTATCGATAAAAAATTTATAGAATCTAATTATAGTATCAAAACTATATTTTTGATCAGATCTCGTTTTGATAGTATACTTAGAAGTACATTCTTTAAGTCCAGAAAAAGAACTAACTATTTGCAAATTCTTATTAGAAGTTCCTGGAGTTGATGGATATTTATTTCTGATAAACTTAACACGGTCATCATAAAAAGTATTTTCATCATCATCTTCCCAACAAGAAACTATTATTGAATTAACTAAGGATATTTTTAAATACTCTTCTATAATTTTATTTGTATAGTCTTCATATTTTCCTTGTATTACTATATCAATTTTATCAATCATAGAATTTTACCAACATAATCACTACAAATTCCAAAACAATTATAGACTTTTAAATCTGATAAGGAATTTATATCCATATTCCATTCAGGCATTACGATCACTGAACTAGGAGCATAAGGTTTTCCTGGATAGGTCCAAATATATTTTTTACTAGTTAAAGTAAAATCATCTTCCTGATGCCAGAAATAATTAAACCCTCCAGTATTAGCAAACTCCGATAGAGCATCTAGATTCTTACAATGTATCCAGAATCTATCCATGTTCTGAGCCAACCAATACCTAGTCACAATGTACTGAGGATAGTCATGCCCTAGATAAAAATTCTCATCGTACCTATTATATTGAACATCAATTTCAACATCAAATCCTTCCGACAATGCCTTCTCAATATACTCTGGATTGTTTTCTTTTAATGGATTTGGTCCTTCAAGATTGCCCCGATGTGCTATTAATTTCATTTTCAACTATCCAAAAACGACGAGCAAATTGATCTTCAACTCTTGTGTCCTTGTCTTCCCAATCATAATGATGTGGTCCCCCATTTAATTTACTATCAGTATATTTTTTATACTTACAATTTACTTTTTTAAAAATATTTTCAACATAAGATGTAGAAGGTGCCCCTCCTCGACATGTTAAGGATTGATCTCCACCATTTTCAGTTCTAAAAAATATTTCCGATTCATAAGAATCATGTATAACGGTTTCAAAAAACATTAATCTAGAATTATTAATGCAATTAATTAAATGTTGCTCATGATACTTTTCTAAATGATAAAATAGACCGAAGTTAATAATTATATCATGCTTTCCAAAGTTCCATTCATCAGTATCCAAATCACAGCATTCAACATTTAGTAAAGGATAATCTTCCTTCATCCTAGAAACATTTTGCTGTCGCCCCTCAACAGAAGTAACCTCTGCACCTAAAACTTCTGCAAAATAGTTTCCAATATATCCATTATACGCACCTAATTCTAGTATTTTTTTACTTTTAAAAAATTCAGGTTCATATAAATCTAGAATAAATTTTATTCTACTGTTCTGCCATTCGGAATGATATTCAGTTTGTTTCATAGTTCTTTAAAAAGTAGTTTAAATCTTCTGGAGTTCCTATTCCCCACATTTTTCCAATCTCTTTGACTCTAATTTTCTTACCATCAGAAATGGCTTCATTGAAAACTGGACAAACATAAAACTCATTATTAGTTCTTATATTTTTTTCAATCATCTGTTCTGCATACTTAACATAATCAGAACCTTTTTTCCAAAAATAAATTCCAACCGTAGCATTATCACTAATTGGTTTTTTCTCTGCTACCTCAGAAACAAATCCATCATCACCAATCTTCGCATAAGACCACTTTGGATGAGTTGCTTTGAAAGTTACTATTCCACCATCAATTCCATCAGCATTGAAAGCATAAAGACATTCATTACTATTCCATTCTACAAACTGATCAGAATTTGCCATCACTAGGGGAGCATCATTATTAATAAACTCTTTGGCAAGAAGAGTTGTACATGCAGCACCTTCAGTAATTCCATCTACCTGAACAATATTGCAGTTAGGAGCAATCAAATTCAAAAGATATTGAAGACTATACTTTTCATAATGCTCTTTCTGAACAATGAAAGTATAGTTTGCTTCAATATTGAGGTTCTCAACTACAACTTGAATCATTGGTTTTCCATTAACCTCAATCAAAGGTTTAGGAAATGTATATCCAGCACTTGCAAATCGACTACCAGCACCAGCCATAGGAATAAGTACATTCATTTTATCAGATTTCCAAGGAACAATAGTAAGTTTTTTAGATGCAAATGTTTCAAATACCTGATTAATTTTTTCTTGATTAAGATCATTTCTATTTTCAATAGCAATAAGGTGTGCCTTACTATCTAAAGCACCTTGCCTACCAATATGACTATCCTCAAATATTATAGTATCTTTTGGGAGAGCATTACAAGCAATCATACACTTCCAATACATTTCAGGAAATGGTTTATTACGAGTTACATCTTCATTACTCACATAATAATCAACAAATTCCAATACTCCTAATTTAAGTAAAACTAATTTAACAGTGTTACGAATACTATTACTAGCAACTGCTACTTGATAACCTCTTTGCTTGAGTTGTTGAAAGTAATGCATCAACTCACAATCATATTCTAAATCAGAAAAAATTTCAAGAGTTTCTTTCTGTTTATCTTCCCAAATTTTTTGATGCTTATCCGTAGGAAGTCCTTTCTTCTCAGTAAGCATCGCAAGTTTCCTAGATGTAGGAAGACCATCATATAAACTTAGATGTTCTTCTCTACTGATCTTATAATCCCAAGAAACATTTTCTAAAGCACGATTGAGTGCTTCATAATGCATTTCTCTACTATCAATAAGAACTCCATCAAGATCAAAAATTACTAATTTATTCACACCTAATTACTCAACTCTAATATGTATATTATAAGAATCTTTCCACTAATTTTTTAGTAGTTAGATTTTTTTTAGTATAAGAAAAAATATAATCATTCCAATCATCATAATCAGATGGAACTTCATCTTTCCAAGAATGTTTGTTCATTTCTAAAATTATATTTTTCGGAAAATTAACTAACACTGTCGGTGGACAATTTTCTAAATTATAAAAATAAGGAATAGTTTTATTTAATAAAATCTCGTAGTGTCTCATGCAATCCCATCCCATTTTTTTACAGGTAAATCCATAATAAGATTTCGCATAAGCATCATAATATTCTTGCTCAGAAAAAAATGTATAATTTTTTGGTGTACTGAAAGATCCAGGTACAGGTTTTATAATTTTTGATGAAAATATTTCAGTCTTTTCTGGGAAAGAATTTCTAATTAAACTTTCAGGAATCGCAAATGATATTGGATTACCATAACAAAAACTTGGTAGTTCTCTTTTCCAAACTATACCATACTGATCTAAGTTATATTGCTGAGCAAATGTAGTAATATCATCAGATCCATCAATAAAATGAACTTTCGATCTAGGATAATACTTTTTAACCTCATCCAAATAATCTAAACACTGCCTTCCTATAACCATAAAATGGGTGTAAATACACCCATATATGATTAAATCATAGAACTTAGATCTAATCTTTTCAATAATAATTTCTGAAGAATCTATCTGAGGTTTATGATTCATTCTACCATAAAGAGTAAATCCTCTACCATATAACCCACAAAGTTCTTGACCAGATATCTCTTCATAATTACTCATCATGTATCCAGGATAATGAGTTTCGTAAACATCAAACCCACCATCAATTAGACCGTGATAGATGCAATCCGCTAGATATTCATTATAATTAAAAGGAAATACGTATAATACCTTTATATCTTTATAATTAGTTTCCATTTATACCAACATAAAACTCAAATCTATGAACAGGATTTTCTCTGGGATGATTCTTATCAAAATAAGTTCTTAACAATTGCTCTGGATTGTATCCAGAATCAGTAAGATTCTCAAGATTATTAAATAAATTACAATACATATCCATTTCAGAAGAAGATCCTAGGGCAAACTGATCATTTATACCAGCCCAATCATTACCTAAAGGAATCTGAATGCTTTTTAAATTTGCAGGATTTAAATTAAACCCTGGAAGATTAGGATCTAAAACTAAATCTACACCATTAAAATTGCTATCAAATCTCATCCTCATTACTATATCAAATTTTACTTTATTTTTTCTCTCATACTTTCTCTTTAATTGATTCGACTTAAATATCGAATAGTACATACTAATAATTCCAATGTCAGCTCTGTTACTTCCATGGAATTGTATTTTCTCATACATTCTTGTAAACTTTAATCTCTTTCTATTATAATTTTCGATTAAAATATCTTCAGCATTATATTCAGAAAGAATATCCAGATCTGAAAGACCAGCTTTACCACTAAAACTATCAGCAGAATATACTTTTCTATCCTTTATGTCCCAAGTATGAATGAAAACTTTTAATTCTTCATTTGGATAAATTCTCTTTATACTTTCTAATGATTTTTCTGGATGCTTAACTGCTCCAGATAAACAAACTGCTACTTTCATGTGCGGGAAAATAAAACGTTTACTTCGTTGTCAAAACAATCATTTGATATAACATTATCTATATTGAATCCAGAATCTTTAAGAAAATTAATAACGTTATCAAGAGTATTGTCAGTATCCTTGTACAAATTATTCTTTTTAGAACACTCAACTTTACCAGTTCTTAAAGATCCAATATAATCTCCAAATGATTTTAAAACTTTTAGATCATTTCCTTGAGTATCACAATGAAGATAATCTATTTTACAGATATAATTCTCTCTTATAAAAGTATCCATTCTAATTACTTCAACTTCTATAGATTCGGTAACTTCAAAGTCAGTTCTTCCAGGCCAAGTTTTTTCCAGATCATCAGAAAAATTATAAAGAGAACTACATCCAAACAAAGATCCATCAGTTAAAGAAGGATCTTGTTTGGCAATATTAAAACTTGTTATCCCATCATAATCAGAAACAGCTTTCTCAATCACATAATAATTAATTGATCTTAATGGATACAAATAATTTTGAATTAAATGTGGAACAGGTTCAAACGCATATATTACATTCGTATCTTTAATATAATCTCTTGTCGATAAACCTGTGTTAGCACCTACATCAAAAATTATCATGGTTCAAAAATAAAGTTCTTAACAACTTCTTGAGGAACTCTCAGGAGAAACGCAGCATTATCTTGGAATCCAAAAGTAATCAAGTAATCATTCTTATATGCAGTCATTCCAACTGCAAATTCAATCTCACCGTTCATGAATGAAAATTGCTTGGAAACTTTTACAATGTCCCAATCATCATCCCAGACAACAAAACGATGCCTATAAGTTCCATCCTTCCTACTCTGCTCACTCCTGAACAAATAGGTTTCATGATTAAGACAGAATCTATGTTCTTCATCTAAAGGAATCACCTGTGATCCTCCACGGAGATCAATACATCCAAGATTTCTCCATGCTCTCAATCTAACCTGCTTAGTTAAATTAGTTTCAGGATCAAACTGAACAACCTCAGTTCCATTTGTCCACTTAACAAAAGTAAATGGCATGTCAATTACAGGCATCCAATTCTTTTCACAATATGACCCACCATCACCAACTTCACCTGGAATAGGAATTCTATATTGATTGAGTTCTTTAACACCTTCATCAGTAATTTCAATCTCGGAGAGTTCCATTCTCCCAGTACCAATAGTATCAAGATCCCGTCTAACTCCACAGATATACAACTTCCCATCCCAACGAACGATGCGAGCATCTTCTAATCCAACGAATTCCCACAACTCTTTATCTGGAAATTTGGAAGTATCGATATGATGATAAGATTTAATGTTCATATTTTCATCCATCTCGCACATGATATTCTTTGTGCGAAGACGAATATCATTCTCAGGATGAATATAAACTAGAGGACCCCAATGGTGCTCAAACTTTTTCTTTTCCGAATGATATAAAGTATAATTAATATTTCTGAGATTAACTAAAATTTTATCACCATCTAGATAGATTGAAGGATTGGTAAGTGCTGGTCCTTTCAGGTCTGTAGATGGTATAATTAATGGGTGAATACTACCACCATTTTCAAGAGCAAGCTTTACGAAATTCATATGAATTATTAAAAATTTCATTCATGGATATTTATTATAGCATAAATTCTATAGATTCAACAACTCAGTGTAGGAAAAATACAGCATGATTATTTTAACAGGTTCATCAGGATTCATAGGTCAAAACTTTCTGAAGAAACTTCGGGGAGATATTCTCCTTGTGGAAAAAAATGACTGCTATGAGTTCCTAAGGAAGTTTGACCAGTGGGATAAAGTTGAATTGATTCTACATCAAGGAGCAATTCCAACAACCACAGAAAAAAATATCTATACTTTACATCATTATAACGTAGCGTTTACTCTACAACTATTCAACTACGCTTTGATGTATGAGATTCCTATCAAGTATGCCTCATCTGCATCTGTATATGGGAACACTCAAGGACAGATTAGTCCATTAAATTACTATGCAATTACAAAATTGCAAATTGATTACTTCGTACAAGATAATCTAGATAGATTTCCTTTGATTCAGGGATTCAGATACTTCAATGTATATGGTCCTGGAGAAGATCATAAAGGAGATCAGGCAAGTCCAATATCAAAGTTCACAAAACAAATCAAAGAAACTGGAAAACTGAAACTGTTTGAAGGATCAGATAAGTTTATTAGAGATTTTGTGTACGTTGATGATGTTGTTGATGTTGTTTTGAATAACAACGTTGGATCTGGTATTTACGATCTTGGATGTGGAAACCCAATATCTTTTCAGGAAGTTGCAGATAAGATAGCACAAAAAGAAGGGGGTGAGATTGAACTCATCCCCTTCCCAGATCATTTAAAAGGTAAGTACCAAACCTATACTTGTGCAGATATGTCTTGGTGCGATTATAAGTTTACAACTATCGATCAATACTTAAGATCATATTGACTAAAGAGAAGAGTTAGTTCTTTTCCGATTACTTCTTCAGGAGGAACACTCTTCTTTTCCAACTTAGGTCTAATATTATGAAGATTATCTAGACCCCAAGCAGAATCCTTAAGTTCGGCACAGGCATTATCAATCTTATTGAAGTTATGATCGTGCTCTGGAAGATCAAGAAACTTATAAATTCCACTTAAAACCTCATCTGGTTTTGAAATTAGATCATGGTACTCAACCATGTGAAGATTTTCACGATGATTTTTAAGACCATGATTCATACTCTTAAATGGATCAGAAAAATAATCTTCCCACAAAATTCTTGCACGATTTTGATTATTAATTGGCAACTGCCTTTTCCTTAAAGCATTATCAACAAAGTTATCTTTCTGCTGATTCTTTTCAATTAGAACAATAAAAGAAGTCAGAACCTCGGCAACAGGTCTATTCGTACAAATAATCTTTGGATTAGGTGTAATAAATTCACTTGCAGGAATTACATTCTTAGGCCAACCCCTATGCTTATCAATGACGATTGGTTTCTCAATATTCTTATAAAAAGATTCTATAAGACCATTGTAAATATTATCAGATACAGTCTTATGATCGTAAGTATATTGCTCCTCAACAGTATTCAATGCCTGATTAGTAAAGCAAAGTAAATCCAACATTGGACTTGTTGGAGTCACATGAATATCTGGATTCTGACTTAAGATAGATCCCAATAATGTAGATCCAGATCTAGCCAAACCACTTAGGAAAAATATTTGTTTCATTTAATCTCCTGGAATAACGCGAATACTATCAGTATCAAAGTGTTGTGTAGAAAATTCAAACAGTTCAGTATCTTCTAATGCAAAGATTTGATGTCTCAATCCACGGTATATATGAAATTTATCACCAGGACCCAAAACAATTTCTTTTGCATCTTCAATCTCATCAAAATCATAATACTTTAGTAAAACTTTTCCACTTTGAATATAAAAAGTTTCATCTTTAAGAATATGATAATGCCAAGAACATCTTTTACCTTTTACAAAGTATAAAAGTTTACCACAATATTCAGAATTGTTTACTATCCATTTCTCAAATCCCCATCCTTTAGGTACATATTTAATTGAAGAAGTCATTATCATGCATTCCTTTATCATCTATGTATATATCGCCTGCGGGTTTACCCATAATTAAATAATGAAATTTACATCCCCAAGATTCTAATTGATTATAAGTTAGATCATAAAATTCTTTATGCGCCATCATTCTTGAATCTTTATACCTACCCATTCCACGGGCAGTCAAGTATTTAATAGTATGACCCTCATCATACAGTTGATTTATCTTTTCAATTCTATCAGGTCTAGGAACACTTTTTTCGTAATCATTATTACTAGTACAAATAGTTCCGTCAATATCAATTACAAAGATCATTTTTACTAACTACATCTTGGATTGTTTTTGTTGTGGAATAATCTCGTACCCTATCAAAAAATATTAATGTAGAGGCAAAAGAAGATCCTATAACTGGTTTGTTCTTCCAATCGGATCCAACTACCATTATATCAGGTTTCAGCATGTTTACAAGCGATTCTAGATGGATATCAGAATCAAATACATAGACCCTATCAACTGATTTTAAGTTCTCTAAAAAGAATTTTCTTTCTTTAACATTGTAAACTGGTCTAGATGGTCCTTTTTTCTCAGAAATCCTCCTGTCACTATCAATAGCAACATACAATCTATCACCTAAAGACTTTGCGTAATTTAAAAGTTCTAGATGACCTCTATGAAGAAGATCAAAAGATCCATTCACAAATACTTTTTTCATTTTAAGGAGTATGAAAGAAAAATAATTGAACTAGTCTAGCAGTTTCATCATCGGTTCCAAACCATTCACCATTAGAATGAAACTTCCATGGACGAAACATTACTAATCTATTATATCTGAAAGGTATATTCATCAACTCTTCCCACTTAGATCTATCTTTACCATCAGTCTCAAAGAATTTTTTCATTGCCATAGTATCTGAGATACCATGCTTCATTCCTTCTTCTAAAGTTGGCGCTTCTTCCCACCCATATTCTTTATGCCTCCAAAACTTTGTTCCACCCTGAGGTTGTTCTGTAGGTGTTAAATAACAAACCCCAACCCAGATCAATCCAGGGTTGGGATCAAAGTGAACATCTTGAGACCCATGTTCGCCCAGTTTAGTAGTTCTAAAGTGCCCACATTTGTTCATGGGTTTAGCAACTAAAGGTTCACCAACTATAGAAGAGATATCATCAACTACATTCTGAGGTCTAAACTCCTGAGCAGAATCTCTTCCTGGCCAATTTTTACCTTCACTAGATTCATACTCAGCGTTTAGTGCGGTGAACCTAACGTCATCTGGATTAGCATAGAAATCATCTACGATTATGATTGATTTCATAGTACCTGTCTTATTCTATCTTTTAATGATTTATCTAACTCAGAATAAGAATAGATGTTATTCAGTTCATTATATATTTCTTTATACTTATTATCTTTAGTAGTTGCATATTTAATAAAACAAATACCAACATCTACAAAGTTTTCAAGATCCTTTTCTCTATAATAATGATTAGCAAGAAACCAATTGTTCCAATTATTAGTTGGGTTTTCAGCATACTCAACACACATTAGATCATAATAAAGAGTGCTTCTTGGTTTAGTAATGTCCTGATCATGAATTAAATAGATGTCATCATTGTATATTTCAACCTCATTTCCAGGACCATCATATCTTAAATGCTCATACACTCTCGCATACCAAGTATACAAATGTCTCCTGTGTATTTTATTCGTACCTAATCCATTGGGAGGTCCAACGCGAACAACATCATTGTAAATGTCAAGACGATCACAAGAAATATTAGTTACGTTTGGATATTGTTTAATAGTTTTTTCCATTTGATCTAATACATTAATGGAAAAATACTCGTCCATATCTGGAGATAAACACCAATCAACATCCTCAGGAATCATATTGAGATTATAAATCCTATGCTGATCAAACTTAAAAGGTTCAAATCTTTTCTGCTCCAGAATAATTCCAGGAACCTTCTGTAGTTCTTCATAAGTTCCATCGGTAGATCCAGTGTCTAATACTACACGATAATCAAAATCTTTCGTGTAGTATAACCACTGCTCTACCTTCTTAATTTCATTCTTACAGATTGTATATGCTGCTGTTTTCATTTCTTCTGAACTAACCAAACTTTAGCAGGAGCATAGAACTCTCCCTTCTGGACAAAATTGATTTGATCGTTTTCAAAAAATTCATTTACAGCCTTCACCACACCATCCCAAATTCCAGGTTCATAATCATCACCACTAATGATTCCGCCTTTCTTAACCTTAGGATACCATGCTTTAATATCTGCAAGTACATTATCATAATCATGAGAAGCATCAATATGTAAGAAATCAATACTCTCATCTTCAAATTCAGTAGCAGCTTCCAAACTTGTAGTCTTCATTGGAGTGATATAGTCTTTCACACCACACATAGAAATATTCTTGATGAACTCATGGAAGAGAGTCGATTTATTTCTCTTAAGTTCTTGAATGAAATCTTTATGAACATCCTCATCACTACCTTCCCAGGTATCAATAGAGAAGAATTTAATATCTTTACCAGAGTTTTTAATAAACGTTCCCATGCAGGAGGTAGATCTTCCTAACCAAGCACCAACCTCAACAAACAAAGACTCTTTATCTTCTGGAGCAAACTCTACTGCTTGTGCATAAAGATTTGGATAATCAAAGAAACCATTTACATGCCTCCAAAGTTCCATTTGATTCCAACGTGTCTGCCAGTTCAACATATCATCAGTTCTCTGAATATCAGGAACATAAGAAAGATGAACAGCAAGAGAAGGCATTGGAGAGAACACTGTTGCAGGTCCTCCATGCATTACCAAATTATTATAAAGTTTATTAATAGTTTGGTCTTCCTGAACACTAGGATAATTTCTTGCCAGATTTTCATAAGCAGCAAAATAATTCTTCATGAATTTTGAATCAGTAAAGAATGTATTTGTTGTCTGCTTTACGGTTCTCCAATAACGTCCACCGCCCATAAAAATTCTACAGGGTTCTTCACGTCCACGTTCATATCTAAATGGATCATCATGAGGATTAATTACAACATTAGAAACCTCATCAATCGTTTTAAAATTATTATATGCAGTATACATTTGTGCAATTGATTCCCTAGAATGAAGGTAATCATCTTCAACTGTATAGACAAGAGAATCTGATTCTGATGCCATCTTAAACTGAGCATATGCAGAATTATTAAATCCGTTTTCAGTCAAACGAACTAATTCAGTAGGATACTTACACTTAGAAAGTAAAATATTAAGTTTGTCTATGAAACTACTGTCACTATTATCATCTAAAACAGTCAACTTAATCTTAAAGTCGCAAAAATTTATTGCTTCAATCAGAGAAAGAACACATCTCGTAATCATCTCCTCTCTATCTTCGCCACAGATTCGTTTAAAACTTTTGTCAGGAACTAACAATGAGTTTAAACATGTTCTTAAAATGATATGCAGATCCATTTCAATCTCCAAAATTTACTTTTAATGAAAAATCTTTTTTACGTTCTACGATAGTTGTCTGTGCTGGATGATCTATTGCATAAACATCATCTTGATAAATTGCAACATCATCTAAACGAATCATGACATCTGCAGATTCAAAAATTCCACGGTCAAGAACTTTAGTCATCAGAGTTCTTGCAACTCTGGGATCAATTGAATATGCATGAGCACGATTTATGAAGTACCAATTCTTATTAATGGTACTAAATGGTGGATATTTTGGACAACTATTCTGCCCATTACATCCAAGATAACTGATAGCATTAAAAATTTTATGCTCACTAAATCTTTTAGTCATTATAGCATCATGTTCTAGAATTACAATAGGCTTATTTAATTCCATACATTTTGCCCATAAAGATATATGACTCAAAGAACACGCAATCTCAGCAAGAGATTGATGATGGTCATATACCTTTAACCATTTAATATAACTTTGATTAATAGAGTGATCTGGAATAATCAGATCACTCCCAGTTCCATCAAAGGCATCATGATATTCAAACTTCATACCTACATTCTTACAAGACATTGCACATCTCTGCGCTAATGTCTTTGAAAGTTGATTGTTAGGTAAGGTAATAATATAAGCAGTATCTACCGCAGAATCATATGATTCATAAAGAAATTCAGTTTTCATTGAGATTATAATTATTTTTTACTCTTGTAGGATACAAACTCTTCGATAGAAATTCTACCAGGCTTATGAATTTGAATCAACATTTTTACACTACTCGCAATGTTATTCATAGTATTGAGCATTAGATTTAAATCTTCTTCTGAGATTTCTTGTTTACGAATCTTTTCAATCCAAATATCATTATAGTTGATATTATAATCACATAAAGTCATATCAACATCATAATCAAATGCGGGATAATGATATTGACTTCTATCAAGCAGATTAAATGTTTGAGGAAGAATACTTCTTACATGAGTAGGATCTGCTAGATTATTATCAGATCTCCAATGAGGAACTTCGACCTCCCAGATTGCACCATTATCAGAGATACGATAGAGTTCTTTAATGATATTCTTAAAGTTATCTGGAGTTTTTCCTAGATGCTCAAGGATTTCTTTCAGAACAATGTGAGAGAATTCATTATCTTTCCAAGGCCAAGGAGTCTGTTCAAGATCAACAATCTCATCTGGTTGATAAATCTCAGAGATATCAACGTTAGTATACCCCTCAAGTTTATCAAATCCACAACCAAGATTGAGTCTCTTCACTTCCTTATCGCAGGAAGGCATGTCAATATGCTCTAGATCAAACTTAGCCTCTAAATCAGCATAAAGTTTTTGGAAAGTATCATTCCATTCTTCTGGTTTTTGCTGACGATATACTGTTACAGTTTTATAGTATGGACTTGTGGTTGATTCTGGTGCGTTATAGGTCCAAATATGATAAGGAAGAATTGGAACAATAACCCAAACTTCTTTGCCCATAGCAGCAGCGAAGTGTGCAACTGCAGTACAAGAGGTAATTAAAATATCTAAGTTTGCAATAGCAGCAAGAGTATCTTCCCAAGAAATAAGGAAGTGTTGAAGATCAATAATATCAGAATCTAATGGAATAGTATTATGATCTCTCTGCAAAGAATATAGTTGCAGTTCTTTATACTTTGACAAATTAGTAATAAATTCTGGAGGGAATCTTCTAAATTGTTGATGCTCAAACTTAGGGTTTCCTGCCCAACGAATTCCAACCTTTACTTTATCAGTCTTGATAATTTCCTTCCAAATAGAAACTGAATTTTCTACTGGAGAAATATAAGGATCATTAGGAAGATCTTCAAATGTATGACCAGCAATCCATCCAGCACTAAATCCAGGAACCCAATAATCATGCTCAACTGTATGTGCCTGATCTCTTAAAATTACCTTATCTACTCCTTCAATTCTTTCTACAATACTTACTATCTCTGGAGCACATGCAATATATACATTCTTGGCACCAAGTTTCTTAAACGAAGTAGCAAAACGAGCATGAATAATTTCATCCCCATATCCACCCTCAAGTGAAATAATAATTGACTTTCCTTTGATCTTATGTTCTTGAGGATTAAAAATAGGTGCTTCAGTCTTTAAAAATCCACCACCATATACATTAATAAATCTTCCAGATTCTAATTTTTGACATCCCTCTTGATATTTTCCTTGCTGAAGAAGAAACCATCCCCTATTGAAACAATGTCTTACCCACATTTCTGGATTTTTTTGCCCAGAAGGATCTTCAATTCCATCTGGGCCCATTTTTTCAAGTTCTTCTGATACTTTCCAAGCTTCTTCAAATTTGCCACGAAGCATTAAGGATAATTGTTTGTCTATTGGATGCATAATTAATTTCAATATACAAAATTCTACATTTTTATTTATTATACCATATTTTATGGTTTATTAATTAATGCAATTTGAGGAGTACTATTTAAAACACCAAAACCATTAGTAATATAATTGTAAGGAAGATCTATTCCTACCAAATCTTTGAGAGGGATCATCCCATAATTAGCACTAAAATTCCATATAGTTCCATTAGTTTTTTTAGCGAAAAATTCTCCATCCCTAGGTACAAAACCCTGTGCATTCGTCGTAGGCACGCTAACTTGAGAATAAACAGATAACCAATTAGTATCAGAACCAACTTGAACTGGACTGAGATAAATATTGGACTGAAATTGAGAAAATATATTAAAAGGATAATAAGTAGTAAAAAATCCACCGCTAGAAATATTATATGAATCTACCAAAGTTGATATAGTTCCATCGGATTTTAATCCTATTACAGCACAAACACTTATGGAATTGACATCTTCTACTCCAGAAATTAATTTCCATTTATAATTGTCATTAATTGATCCAACATAAATGGGAGATCCATGAGTAGCATTATCATATCGACTATATCCGCCTATCTCAATGTTAAGAATTCTTCTTTCCAGACCCTGCAATATTTCACTAGTCCCAATAACACCCCATGCCCATAAAGTATTATCTTTTCTTATTGCATAGGTTTTAAAATTTAAAGCAGAAACCGAAGTCCAAGATGAAGTTCCAACCTTAACTGGATATGATCTAGATGCTCTATCATAATGACCTAATCCTAGTTGTCCATTAACATTACGCCCCCAAGTCCAAAGAGATCCATCTAGTCTTATTGCAGCACTATGTTTCACTCCAGCAGAAACATAAGACCAAGAATTTATTCCTATCTGAACGGGTGATGATCTATTAATTAAATCACCTTGACCTAATTGTCCATAAGCATTACGTCCCCATGCCCATAAAGTTCCATCAGATTTAATTCCCAGAGTATGATAATAAACACAAGAAACAGAATTCCATGACCCTCCTATTTGAACTGGAGATGATCTATTAATTCTATCACCCAAACCCAATCTTCCAGCATAATTATCTCCCCATCCCCACAGAGTTCCATCAGATCTAATTGCCATATTATGTAACAATCCTGCAGAAACTTGAGACCAAGATGATGTTCCAATTTGAACTGGTGATGATCTACTAATTGTATCACTTTGTCCTAATTGTCCATAAGTATTACGACCCCATGCCCATAGAGATCCATCAGATCTGATTGCAATACTATGATTAGTAGAGCTAGACACAGAAATCCAAGTTGAAGTTCCTATTTGCACTGCTGATAATCTAGAAGTTTGATCACCTGTTCCCAATTTTCCCCAATAATTACTTCCCCATGCCCATAAAGACCCGTTTCTAATTCCCAATATACTTGGAAAACTACTAAATACGGAAACACAAGCACTATCCCACTTTGGATTTGTAGAGCTTGGAGCTTCAAGTCTAATATTATCAGTAATTTTATATGATTTATCAGCTATATTGATTCCCCATACCCATAACGTTCCATTTGCTTTCACGGCAAAAGAAGATTCATTTAGAGCAATTCCAACAGAAATCCAAGATGAAGTTCCTATCTGAACTGGAGAGGATCTATGAATCCTATCACCTTGTCCCAACTGACCATTATGATTAGCTCCCCATGCCCATAGAGTTCCATCGGATCTGATTCCTAAAGTATGATTTTGTGAAGCAGAAACAAAAGACCATGAAGAATTTCCAACTTTAGTTAAAATATTTCTACTAATTATATCACCATGCCCCAATTGACCTGTAGTATTAAATCCACATGTCCATAAAGATCCGTCAGTTTTAATTCCACTAATAGAATATTTACCTGCAGTTATTAACGTCCAACTAGATGAATATGACGATGGAATAATTGTCAAAGACGATCTATGAATTGTATCTCCAAGACCAAGTTGCCCTTCAGAATTATAACCAACCGAAAAAATATCAACTAAAGATAAAAATTGATTCTTTTCACCAACAGCAATATTATCATAACCTTCAGAAATTCCTATTTGAACTGGAGAGGATCTATGAATTAAATCACCTTGTCCCAACTGACCGTTAGCGTTATCTCCCCAACTCCAAACTGTACCATAGAGATCTATTGCAGAAACTCTTTTTGTTTTTTTAGAACTATAGACATTTTTCCATATCACTGAAGTTCCTATCTGAACTGGAGAAGATCTATGAATTAAATCACCTTGTCCCAATTGACCACTAGAATTATCCCCCCATGCCCATAGAGTACTGTCAGATCGAATTCCATAAGCACATAAATACCCACCAGAAACAAAAGACCAAGATGATGTTCCTATTTGAACTGGAGATGATCTATGAATTCTATCACCTTGACCTAACTGACCATTAGTATTATTTCCAGCAGACCATAGAGATCCACCATCTCTAATAAAGTACGAAGATTTAAATCCTGAAGAATACTGGGAATATAAATCAGTTGATAACCCAACTTGACTCATTTTTGATCTATGATTTCGATCTCCAAATCCCAATTCACCAAAAGAATTTGATCCACATACATATAACCTACCCTTAATTAAGGAAACGGGACTCGTATCAAAGTACTTTGTAATAACCGCTGTTTTATTTTCAGAAGAAAAACAATCAAGAACTCTATTTAAACCAGTCTGTACTGGTGATAATGGACTAAAAAGGTCTCCTAGTCCTAATTGACCCTGATAATTACGTCCCCATGCCCATATGGTATTATCAGATTTTATTGCGACCGAAAAATTATAACCAGAAGAAATAGCATTCCAAGATGAAGTTCCTATTTGAACTGGAGATGATCTATTAATTCTATCACCTTGACCTAATTGTCCATTAGTATTACGTCCCCATGCCCATAATGTTCCATTTGCTTTAATTGCTAGATTATTAACTCCACCAGAAGAAACTGAAGTCCAAGATGAAGTTCCTATTTGTACGGGAGATGATCTATCAATTAAATCACCTTGTCCTAATTGCCCATTATAATTACGTCCCCATGCCCATAGAGTTCCGTCAGATCTGATTGCAGTAACATGAGAAAAAGTAGCAGAAATAGAAGTCCAGGAGCCTCCGACTTGTACCGGAGATGATCTATGAATTAAATCATTTTGCCCTAATTTCCCAGACTGATTATTTCCCCATGCCCATAGAGTTCCGTCTAATTTAATTGCAACACTATAAGAAGCTCCAGCAGAAATGGCAGTCCAAGAAGAAGCACTTATCTGTACAAAAGAAGACTGATTATAATATAATATATTATCACCTGCGAGTTGCCCCGAGTCATTACCTCCCCATCCCCATAAAGAACTATCAGATCTGATTGCCAAAGACATAAATCCAACAGTAATAGAAGAAATAGAAGTCCAGGATCCTCCAACTTGTACAGGTGAAGATCTACTAGTTGTATCATTCAGACCCAATTGACCCTGATAATTACGTCCCCACGACCATAAAGTATTGTCAGTTCTTAATGCAAGAGCATGATATCCAGAAGATATAGATGTCCACGACCCTCCAATTTGAACTGGAGATGTTTGAATAAGAGTATTATTTTGACCTAGTTGTCCTTCAGCATTTCTTCCTACTGCCCACAAAGTTCCATTATAATCGATCAAATATGTATTAAATCTACCCGCAGAAATAATATTCCAAGATGAAGTTCCTATCTGAACTGGTGATGATCTATTAATTACATCACTTTGACCCAATCTATTATCTGGATTATTTCCCCATGCCCATACAGTATCATCAGGTTTCTTCGCAACAACATGATTTCCTTTAGAAGAAACAGAAGACCAAGATGAAGTTCCTACCTGAACAGGAGATGATTTATCAATTAAATCACCTTGTCCTAATTGTCCAGAAAAATTACGTCCCCATGCCCATAAGGTATTATCAGATTTTATTGCAACACTAAACGACCTAGAAGCAGAAATAGCAGACCAAGAAGAAGTTCCTACCTGCTTTGGACTAAAAACATTACTATACCCTGGAGCAACATAACCATAACCCAATTGTCCATTAATATTACTTCCCCATGACCATAAAGAACCATCAGGTTTAATTGCTAAAACATGATTATCTCCTGCGGAAATAGAAGACCACGATCCTCCTATTTGTACTGGAGATGATGATTGAATTGATGCTCCCTCACCCTGCCCTAATTGTCCATTAATATTATTTCCCCATGCCCATAGAGTTCCATCAGTTTTAAGTGCTATAGTGTAATTAGATCCAGATTGAACACTCACCCAACTTCCTGAAGCAGACAATATGGGAGATACTTGAAATCCGCTTTTAGTACCCAATCCAAGTTGCCCTTCATAATTTCTACCCCAAACCCATAGTGTTCCATCAGATTTAATTGCAAGAGCATGACTTCTTGAAGAAGACACGGCAGACCAAGATTGAGATTCACCAAACTTGTCCATACCAGAAGTCGATGTTCTATATAAAGATCCATCTATAGCAATTGCCCAGGTGTGTGAGGTTGATGTACTAACGGTTGTCCAAGAATTACTAGCATTACTAGAAGATCTTACTTGAACTTTATTAGGTTTATTGGTAGTAATATCAGTACCTCCCAAAAGTCTAAGACTTCCATTATAACCCCAAGCATACAATAATGAATCAGTAGAAATAGCAGCAGTATGACTAACACCGTATCCTTGAGCCAATTTAGTAAATATCTCATCATTAAAAGATATTTGCGAAAGTGATGATCTATTAGTGGTGTCTCCCATCGCAAGTTGTCCATAATTATTTCTTCCACAAGTCCACAAAAATTCGTTATAAAAATTAGATGCAGTAATATGTTCAAACCCACTAGAAATTGAAGTCCAATAATCTGTTCCTATCTGAATTGGAGATGATCTGTGAACTAAATCTAATTGCCCTAAAGATCCATATGTATTTTTTCCCCATGACCATAAAGATCCATCGTATTTTAGTGCGATTGTCTGATATCCTGAAGATATTTTTTTCCATTGTTGAGCAGCACCACAAATAGAAGGTAAAGATCTTGAAATACTATCTCCTCTTGATAATATCCCATAAGTATTATTTCCCCATGCCCATAAAGTTCCATCAGATCTGATTGCATGAGCAACGTATAAACCTGCAGAAACAGTGGCCCAGGATTGATTGTTTATACGATATTGTGAGAAATTTAATCTTCTACCATAATATTCACTGCTTTTGTTAGTAAGAAATGAATTTTGATTTGGAGTCCATGGAAGATGTTCTATTTTTCCATTCGTTTTTATGACAGAATCTCCAATAAAACCAATATTATTAGTAGATACTAAACCTATATTTCCATCGTAAATACTTTTTCCTTCTCCCCATTCCCAAAGATTTCCAGAATAATCTATTGCTCGGAGAATTATTCGATTATTCTTATATGCAGAAGAAACAAAAGAATAAGATTTTCCTCCAGCCAATAATTCAATTTTATCATTTAAAAATGAACCTCCCCACAATCTATTGTCACTAGATTTTAAAACATATTGAAGACCATTCGAGAATAATTTAGTACTGAGATTAGTATAATAGGGAGCAGAAAAAATAGCCGTCCAAGATTGAGAATGATCTATTTTTACCATAGATGAATTATCATGATACCTCAATGTACTATAATTACGACTCCACATTTCTCCATTATTCTTTATTGCAAAATCAACATTATATCTTTTTTTATAAAGTTGTCCGCTAACAGGAACATAAACATTATCTTGCAATCTAGATGCAATAACTTTAGACCAATTTCCATTATCGTAAGTTCCAATTTGTACGGGAGATGATCTATGAATTAAATCACCTTGCCCCAATGTTCCATAAAAATTGTAACCCCATGACCATAAGGTTCCATCATGCTTAATTGCAAAAGAATTATAACGTTTTCCAGCAGAAACAGAAGACCAAGATGAAGTTCCTACCTGAACAGGAGATGATCTATCAATTAAATCACCTTGTCCTAATTGTCCAGAAAAATTACCTCCCCATGCCCATAAGGTATTATCAGATTTTATTGCTAGAATCTGATAAGCACCATAAGAAACAGAACTCCAAGAACTTGTTCCTACCTGAACAGGGGATGATCTATCAATTGTATCACCTTGCCCCAATTCTCCATAATGATTATATCCCCATGCCCATAAAGTTCCATTAGGTTTAATTGCAAAAGAACTAAAATATCCAGCAAAAACAGAAGTCCAAGAACTTGTTCCTATTTGAACTGGAGAAGATCTATCAATTAAATCACCTTGTCCCAATCTTCCGTCAGTATTTCTACCCCATGACCATAATGTATTGTCGGACCTAATTGCTAAGGTATGATATCCCCCACTAGAAACAGAAGTCCAAGATGAAGTTCCTATCTGTACTGGAGATGATCTATGAATTCTATCACCTTGTCCTAATGTTCCCATACTATTATCCCCCCATGCCCATAGAGTTCCGTCAGATCTGATTGCAGTAACATAACTCTTACCACTAGAAACAGAAATCCAAGATGAAGTTCCTATTTGAACTGGAGAGGATCTATGAACTTTGTCCCCCAAACCTAATCTTCCGATAACATTAAGACCCCATGACCATAAAGTTCCATCAGATTTAATTCCAAAACTACTAGAGTAACCAGTAGAAACTGAAGACCAAGATGAAGTTCCTATCTGAACTGGAGATAAAGTACTAATTCCATCACCTTTTCCTAATTCTCCAGCGTAATTATATCCCCATGCCCATAAAGATCCATCATTTTTAATTCCAAGAGAATGTGTAAACACAGAAGATATTTGTCCCCAAACAACTCCAACTTGAACTGGTGATGATCTGTAAATCTGAGAAGTAGAATTAAATTGAGTAGGTGGATCGTATCTCTTACTAATCAGAGACCAATTCCATAAAGTTCTATCAGATCTAATTGCCAATATAGATTCAGTACCACCAGAAACAGCATTCCAAGAATATGTTCCTATCTGAACTGGCGATAGTATAGTTTCTCTGTTTCCAACACCCAATTCACCTCCAAAATTTCTTCCCCATGACCATAGAGTTCCATTAGAGTTAATTGCAAAAGAAGATTCATATCCGGCAGAAATAATAGACCAAGATGATGTTCCTATCTGAACTGGTGATGATCTATGAATTAAATCACTTTGCCCCAATTGTCCATTATTATTTCTTCCCCATGCCCATAGTGTACCATCAGATCTAATCGCTAAAGTATGGTCTCCACCACCTGAACCACCTGAAACAGAAGTCCATAATGAAGTTCCTACCTGAACTGGAGATGATCTATAAATCCTATCACCTTGTCCTAATTCTCCATTAAAATTATATCCCCAAGACCATAACGTTCCATCAGATTTAATTGCAATACTATGATAAGTTCCAGTAGAAATAGCAGTCCAAGATGAAGTTCCTATTTGAACTGGAGAAATTGTAACATTCCATGCTAAAGATTCATTAGAAATATCTACACCCTGACCCAATTGCCCAACATCATTAATACCCCATGACCATAAAGTTCCATCAGATTTTATTGCGACCGCAAAATTATAACCAGAAGAAATAGCATTCCAAGATGATGTTCCTATCTGAACTGGTGATAATCTATGAACTCTATCATTTAATCCTAATTGTCCATAATGATTATATCCCCATGCCCATAATGTTCCATCTGCTTTAATTGCAAACTGATTTGGACTCGATTCATTAGATACAATATTCCAGGAAGATGGATTACTTAGAACTGAATCAATAGTTTTTGAAAACTGGTTAAATGAATTAACTTGCGAATAAAGTGGATACTTTCCTGCTGCCCATAAAGATCCATCAGATCTAATCCCAATCGGATATTCAATAGCATCAACCCAATCAGTATAATTAGTAACCTGTTTTGGTGTTAACGCAATTTTATGATCACCATGACCCAATTCTCCATAAAGATTACTTCCCCAAGTCCATAGAGTTCCATCACTTTTTATACCAACAGAAGCAAAATATCCAGACTTTACAATATTCCAAGAAGAATTATCAACTTTTCTAGGATTTAAAACAACTTTATTACCTTGACCCAATTCTCCATAATTATTACCACCAGCTCCCCATAAATTTCCACCAGAATCTATAGCAAAAAATTGGTCATTTTCTCCAGTAAAAGCCCATTTTCCTGTTCCTGCACAAAATACCCAACTCTTATTAGTATATCCAACACCTATCTGTATGGGGGAATAAAAATTATGATATATTCTGTCCAAATATGTAGGAGGAGTTCCAAGTCCAAATTGTCCGAAATAATTAGATCCCCATGCCCATAATGTTCCATCAGTTTTAGTTGCAATTACATTATAATTTCCAACATCAGCATAACTCCAATTTGTATCAATTCCAACTTGTATTGGAGATAAAATATTTGTCAAAGCAGGTCTAAGATATCCATTCTCACCATAATAATTACTTCCCCATGCCCATAGTGTTCCATCAGTTTTTATTCCAACTGTATTATATCCCATGGAAACATGTTTCCAATTTTTTTCTGTGCCAACTTGAATCGGTACAGAAAAAGAAGTATAATTACCTTGCCCCAATTCTCCCTCATAATTTCCCCCCCATATCCACAATTCCCCATCCGTGGTTATACCAGCAGTACGATATCGAGAACCACAAACTAATTTCCATTTTTTATCAACTAAAAACTTTGGATATAATTGCTCAGCAGTATTACCATGTCCTAATTGACCGCCTTGATTTTGACCCCAAGAATATATAAGCTTATCATTATTATCTTTTTGGTATAAAGCAATAGTATGATACCAACCATGACTTGTAGTAAACCATCCGTAAGTACTACCTATCTGTACGGGCAATGATCTATTATTTTTATCTCCCTGCCCCAGCTCACCATTCCCATTAAACCCCCAGGTCCATAACTTCAACCCGTCAATTTCAACAGTATCATTAAAAGATATAATACCGGTAGTTACTGCTGATACACTATTTCTTGCACACTGCACATCACCCCATTTAAGAGTCTCATAAAACAATGATTTATCAACTGAAACTTGAACTGGAGATGATCTATTGATCACATCTCCCTGCCCCAATTGTCCACTAAAATTATTTCCCCAGGTCCACAGAGTTTCATCAAGTTTAATCCCAGCACTAAATGTATATCCACTAGAAACAAGAGACCAAGATGATGTTCCTATCTGAACTGGTGATGATCTATGAATTAAATCACTTTGCCCCAATTGTCCAAAATCATTTTTACCCCATGCCCATAAAGTTCCATCAGATTTAATTGCAGTAACATGATACACTCCCATAGAAACAGCAGACCAGGAAGAAGTTCCGATCTGAACAGGAGAAGAATAATTAGTTAAATTACCTTGTCCTAATGCTCCATTAAAATTACCTCCCCATGCCCACAGAGTTCCATCAGACATAATCGCATAGGAACTAACATCTCCAACAGAAATAGCAGTCCAAGATGATGTTCCTACCTGAACAGGAGATGATCTATGAATTCTATCGCCTTGCCCCAATAGCCCATAATTATTACTTCCCCATGACCATAAGGTTCCATCAGATTTGATTGCAACACTATGAGAAGCTCCAGCAGAAATAGCAGTCCAAGATGAAGTTCCTATTTGAACTGGAGAGGATCTAGGAATCAAATCATCTTGCCCCAATTCCCCATTATAATTTAATCCCCATGCCCATAAAGATCCATCATTTTTAATTGCTAACGTATATTCTTTTCCGGCAGAAACAGCATTCCAATGCTGTGTTGTTATTTGAGTAGGTCTATTTCCCCTATTAGAATCTGCTTGACCCAATTCCCCACTATAATTAGCACCCCATCCCCAAAGACCTCCATCAGAATTAATTGCATAAACATCAAAACAACTAGCAAAACAATAAGACCAAGTATCATTACTTCCTATTTTAGTTTTTACCTGTACAGGAAAGGAACGTTCTATACCATATTGAAGTGGGTCATTTAAACCTAATGTTTGGTTAGTATTTGCACCCCAAGTCCATAATGTTCCATCAGATTTAATTGCAACATTAAACATATCATAATATAATTGCCCACCACTGCTACACATTATCCAAGAATCTTTTCCCACTTGAACAGGTAAAGAACGAGATCCTGGATTATCATATTGATATGGAGCCTCTCCTATACCTAAATTTCCATAACCACCCGCACCCCATGTCCACAAAGATCCGTCTGATTTTATTCCAGAAGAATGACCATAAGATCCAGATACACTAACCCATGATCTATTATTCTTTTGATTATTAGCATTATCTATTTCAACAAAATATAGTATTAAATTATTATCAGTATAAGCATGATAATGATTCCATTCCCCCAATCCTAGATTTCCATAATAATTTGTCCCCCACGTCCACAGAGACCCATCGTTTTTTAAAGCACTAATAAATTTATAGGTTTCGTCTGGATTAGTTATACTTTTCCAATCACTATCGGATCCTATTTGAACTGGTGAATTAAAAGATATTCTTTTAGTTTGCCCTACTAATGAAAAATTGTCCTGATAATTCCCACTTCCCCATGCCCATAATGTCCCATCATTCTTAATTGCATATCCTGAACTCATTATGAATGAAATTTTATCAATACTATCATAATCTTCATTTATAACAATACCTTTAGAATTATTTGATTGTTCATCATAAAAAATATTTGACTCGATATAAAAATCACTAGAATCTATAGTTCCAAGTCCTAACTGCCCAGATCTATTAGAACCCCAAGAATAAATTTTATTATCATTATCTATTGCCAAAGCAAAATCTGATCCCAAAGACACTTCTTTCCAAAAATTATTTTCAAGAAAATAAATATCACTAGCAAAATTAAAATTTCCCAAAGAAATGGAGTTTTTGGCATTTAATAATAAAAGATTATTATTAATATTTTGAGACCCTATATGTATTTTCTTTGAAAATAAATTAGATAAAAACATTTATTTTCCAACCATTTATGTTTATTTATTTACAAGTACATTAATAATTACCAATTACCAATATAATTTTGATGATTTACATACTCTACTCTACCAAATATAACATTATCAATTACCGCAAAAGAAATTTTATCTTTTAAATATACTTCAGTTTGAAAAGATGGTGTTACTTGATATGGAATAGGAACACTAAACTTAGGAAGAGTATTGTTCTCCCATATAACATCAAAATCAAAATTAATATCAGTTTCAACATATCTAGAAAGAAATACAGAAAAATTATAAGAATTTCTTCTTATCTGATTAATAATTCTAAAGTTAACATTTTCGGAGTTTACGATTGTCTTTTTAAAATTGTTTCCTAAAGATAAATCTATAATATTATCAATCCCTATATCAACTGGTTCCATTGAAACTATTCCCTTTCCAGTTTGTTTCAAAATTAGATTTAAATCATCATTTCCAGATAAAGACTTATCATCAGATCCCAAAACAATATAAGATTTAACACCTATTTGAACTGGGGAGGATCTATGATTTAAATCTCCTTGCCCCAATTGACCTCTATAATTAGTTCCCCATGCCCATAGAGTTCCATCATATTTTACTGCAAAACTTACATCCGAAGAAGCATAAACGGAAGTCCAAGATGAATTTCCTATTTGAACTGGAGAAAAATACGCGATCAAATTATTCTGGCCTAATTGCCCCAGATCATTACGTCCCCATGCCCATAGAGTTCCATTGGATCTGATCGCTAAAGTATGACCTCCACCACTTGAAACAGAAGTCCATAATGAAGTTCCTACCTGAACAGGAGAAGAATAATCTAATCCTATCTCAGAAAGTGCTGCCAATGCTCCATAAGAAACATTTCCCCAAGACCATATTGTACCGTCAGATTTTATTCCTAATGAATGAGTATTTGAATTAAGTCCAGAAGAAATGGCTGACCATGATCCACCAACTTGAATAGGTGACAATGTAGATGTAAAAGTTTGTTGCCCTAATTGCCCCCAATCATTAGCTCCCCATGTCCATAAAGTTCCATCTGGTTTAGTTGCCATCATATAACTAAAACCAACAGAAACAGCAGACCAAGATGATGTTCCTAATTGAACTGGTGATAAAATTTCAGTAGGAGAATTACTTCCTTGTCCTAATCCAGCATATAAATTATCTCCCCAAACATACAATCTACCATCAATTCGGATTGCTGCACTCATACATCTATTAGCAGAAATAATAGACCAAGATGATGTTCCTATCTGCACTGGAGAAGAATAGTTTATATAACTATTTTGCCCCAATTGTCCAAAATTATTATCTCCCCATGCCCATAAAGTATTATCAGATCTAATTGCTATAGCATGAGAAAATCCAGAATAAACTGAACTCCATGACCCAGGAACTTGAACTGGAGAGAACCTATTTACTGTATCACCCAATCCCAATTGTCCACTATAATTTATCCCCCAAGACCATAGAGTTCCACCTGTTCTAATTGCCAGAGCTTTATAGATATGCATACAAACAGAAGTCCATGATCCACCTATCTGAACTGGAGAAGATCTATGAATAAAATCACCTTGAGCTAATTTTCCTCTAAAATTAGACCCCCATGCCCATAGAGTTCCATCAGTTCTGATTGCTGCCATTTCAGCATCTCCGACCGAAATAGAAGTCCAGGATCCTCCAACTTGTACCGGTGATGATCTATGAATTAAATCACCTTGTCCTAATTGCCCAAACTGATTATTTCCCCATGCCCATAATGTTCCATCGGATTTTATAGCGGCACTATTAAGATATCCAGCACTAATCTTTTGCCAATTATTTCCAGATGCTGCCTGTACTGGAGATGGTTGAGGTCCAGAACTTTTTCCTAATCCCAATTGCCCATAATCATTATATCCCCATGCCCATAAAGTATTATCATTCTTAATCGCGGAAACAAATGCAGAACCTCCAGAAACCAAATTCCATGATCCACCAACTTGAACTGGAGATGATCTATCAATTCTATCACTTTGTCCTAGGTTCCCTCCATTATTTCTTCCCCATGACCATAAAGTTCTATTAGATTTAATTGCATATGCAGAATCAAAAAATCCAAATGGAAAATATGAAATAAAACTCCATTGATTAAGTTCATTTCCTACTTGAACTGGAGACGATCTATGAATTCTATCACCTTGTCCCAATACTCCTTGGAAATTTCTACCCCATGCCCATAAAGTTCCATCTGATCTAATTGCAGAAGCATGATATCCTGCAGATATAGAAGTCCAATAAGAATTTCCAATTTGTACCGGTATTGACCTATTAATGTCATCTCCCAATCCCAATACTCCATTAGCATTATATCCCCATGCCCATAAAGTTCCATCTGATCTAATTGCAAAAGAACCTGATCCAGCATCTATAGAAATCCAAGATGATGTTCCTATCTGAACTGGTGAAGATCTATTAAGTATATCACCTTGTCCTAATGTTCCCCAAAAATTGTTCCCCCAAGCCCATAAAGAACCATTATCTCGTATTCCTAAACTGAATCTATAATCTACATCCGATGCTGAAACTGAATTCCAATAATTAGTTCCTACTTGCACCGGAGATGATCTGTGAACTTGATCACCTTGACCTAATGCTCCAGATCTATTGTCTCCCCACGACCATAAAGTTTTATCAGTTTTGATTGCTAAACAGTGTATAGTGCCTGCAGAAACTAAAGACCATGATCCTCCAACTTGTACAGGTGAAGATCTATTAATTAAATCACCTTGCCCTAACTGCCCTGCATAACTATTTCTCCCCCAAGTCCATAAAGTTCTATCAAGTTTGATTGCTGCTGCCCATCTCAAACCGGAAGAAACTTGAGACCAAGATGAAGTTCCTATTTGAACTGGCGATGATCTATGAATTATATCTCCTTGACCCAACTGCCCATATTGATTTCTTCCCCATGACCACAAAGAACCATCAGATCTAATTGCAAAAGACATAAAAACACTAGCAGAAACAGAAGTCCAAGATGAAGTTCCTACCTGAACTGGTGATGATCTACTAATTATATCCCCTAATCCCAATTCACCAAAATCATTATATCCCCATGCCCATAAAGAACCATTAGATTTAATTCCTACACTATGACTATAACCAGCAGAAATTTGTTTCCAGACAACTCCTATTTGTACTGGAGATGATCTAGAAATTGTATCACCTTGCCCCAGTACCCCATAACCATTACTTCCCCATGACCATAGAGTTCCATCAGATTTGATTGCTAAAGTATTAGATGTACCACTAGAAACAAGAGACCAGGATGAAGTTCCTATTTGTATAGGTATTGATCTATTAATTCTATCACCTTGCCCTAATTGTCCATTATCATTTGTGCCCCAAGACCATAAAGATCCATCTGTTTTTAAAACAGTTACATGAGATCTTCCACCAGAAACTTTACTTACATTTTTATTAAAAAAATAAACTAATGATTTTTCTGTAGAATATGCAGGATTAAGACTATTTTTAAATTTGTAAGAAGAAGAATAAAGATCAATTCCTAATAAGTTATTTGCACTATCAACCTTTCCCCATGCCCATAAAGAATTATCAGATTTTACTGCATAAAACGCCTGAGTATTATGACCTGAACTTACAGAAATCCAACTATTATTAGGTGTAATTTTTATGGTCATTATTCTTCTCTATACTGGGGTTAAGTTCAATTAAAAACATTAAATACATTTGTATCATTTACTCGACCATACCAAGTACTTCCACCATCATCAGTAAAAAATAATAATATATCTGTACCAGAAGAACTCAATGCAGGTGGATTTTTCATTGTCCACTTTGTATTATTAAACCAAGTCTGAGTTCCTAATCCACCATTAGTAAGTTCCAAAACCAAAATATATAGACAATCTGAAGGAACATTATAAGCATACCAAGTTGCTGCTCCCGTAACTGAAGCACTAAAATAATTTGAAGAAGAACAATTTAATGTAGTAACATTACGAGGCAGTGTTACTGATGAAGATGTTAACGAATAAGTAGAAAAACTATTTCCAGTGATGATAATTGATTCATTATCTTCATCTATTATTACTTTTTTAGCGATTTGATATGTCATGTTACGATGCCGCCTGAATTAAAGGATAACCTATCCAATTTAAACCACCATCTTCGGTAGTTAAGTAAATTAAATTTGTTCCGGTTGTATTGACTATTGAAAAATTAAATGGTCCTGGAGTTTTTCCCATTTGTGTTGTTAATATGGATTGATCACTCTTAACAAGATAAGTATTAATAAAATACAATCCATAAAAGTATTTTCTTCCACTACCACCTATAGTTTTTACAATACAAGAATATGATTTTTCTGGAACGTTTCCAAAATATATTTCAATGGCATCATTTCTACTAGAATTTAATCCAGGTAAAGATAAATCTATAATGAAATAATTACCCTTAGAACAATCAATTATTCCAGAATCATTTCCATTATATCTAACAATTTGATACGTAATCACTTGCGTAAATGAATCCATCTTACGATTACTAAAAGAGAAATTACTAGTAATACCATTTTCAGATTGTTTTGGACCAGATATAGAAACTGGTTTAGATCTATCTGGAGAAATTGTTCCTAATCCAAGACTCTTACGATAGTTATTAGAACCCCATCCCCATAAAGTTCCATCTCTTTTAATCGCAAAAGAAGAATCACCGGAAGTAAATATTTTATTATAACTTTGATTTCCTACCTGAACTGGTAAAGATTGATCATAGATGAAGGGTCGTGCAGCTAATTCACCACTTGCATTTTCTCCCCATGACCATAAAGTTCCATCAGGTTTAATTGCATACGTTGAATATCCACCAGCAGAAACAAAAATCCAAGATGATGTTCCTACTTGAACTGGTGATGATCTTGTTGATAATCCAGGAATGTTTTCATAATAAGTATCATTTTCATTATCATTGACTCCACCTATACCTAACTGACCATAATCATTATCTCCCCAAGACCAAAGAGTTCCATCAGTTCTAATTGCAGAAACATTATCTTTTCCTGTAGTAACCATACTCCAAGATCCACCAACTTGAACTGGAGATGATCTATGATTTATATCACCTTGACCCAATTGCCCATAACCATTATATCCCCATGTCCATAAAGTTCCATTTGTTTTCAATCCAACTGCATAAGAATATCCATGAGCACAATAAGACCAATCAGTAGCAGTACCTATTTGAACTGGTGATGATCTATAAATTGTATCACCTTGTCCTAATTCTCCATCAAAATTTTCTCCCCAAGACCAAAGAGTTCCATCAGATCTGATTGCCAATTTAAATCGTCCACCAATACAATTTGCAGCAATAAAGTTCCATGAAGAAGTTCCTATCTGAACTGGAGAACCAGATGCTGTTCTATTCCCCTGTCCCAATTCACCAGAAAAATTATTTCCCCATGCCCATAAAGTTCCATCGGTTCTTATTGCATAATTAGCATTCCAATTACTACTCACATAAGACCAAGAAGATGTTCCAACTTGAGATGGAGAGGATCTCGGGAGTCCAATATAGTCATTTCCCCATACCCAAAGTGATCCATCATCTTTAATTCCAAGTGAATTGAATTCTTGAAGTGCTAAGGATTTCCATCCAGAAGAACCAGAAGGAATTTGAACAGGTGATCTATATGAACTATAAGGTAAACCTAATTTTCCAAAAAGATATCCAAAATGTCCTCCCCATGCCCAAGTTGTACCATCTTTTTTTCCAAAACAGAAAAATACTCCAGGAAAAATATTAGTCCAATATCCCGAATCAGCTAACACAGGAGAAGGTTGAGCAGGAAGACCATAAGCTCTAGAATTGTATCCTAGACCCAATTGCCCAAAATAATTATACCCCCATGCAAACAAAGACCCATCATAATCTAATGCCATGGCACCATAGCTTTTAGATTCTATATTTTTCCAAAATTTATTACTTGAAGGTACTTTAGTTGGAGCAAGTCTAATGGGATTAGAATCTCCCACAGGTCTTTCTAAAGACAACTGATTAGATGCATTAGGTCCCCAAGTCCATAAGGTTCCATCAGATTTAATTGCTGCTGATCCTGCACAAATATTAACCCAATTAAAATCTGCACCAATTTGAACTGGTGATGATCTATAAATTGTATCACCTAGACCCAATCTTCCATAAAAATTATTTCCCCAAGACCATATGTACCCATAACAATCTAAAGCATTTGTAGTAAGACCTCTTGTTGAAACTTTCTTCCATTTTGCAGAGTTTCCAACTTGTACCGGAGATGATCTAGAATTTATGTCTCCCAATCCCAAATTACCAGAACCATTCAAACCCCAAGCCCACATAGTTCCATCAAATTTTGTAGCAACAGAATAAGATTGTCCAGCACTAATACTTCCCCAAGTTTCTGAACGATTTAAAGGAATAACATCTATTCCTACCTGTACCGGAGATGATCTATCAATTAAATCATTCAGTCCCAATTGTCCATTATTATTTCTCCCCCATGCCCATAGTGTACCATCAGATCTAATCGCTAAAGTATGGTCTCCACCACCTGAAACAGAAGTCCATAATGAAGTTCCTACCTGAACTGGAGATGATCTATAAATCCTATCACCTTGTCCTAATTCTCCATTAAAATTATATCCCCAAGACCATAACGTTCCATCAGATTTAATTGCATATGTAGAAGTATCACCAGATTCAACAAAAGTCCAAGATGAAGTTCCTACCTGAACTGGAGATGATCTATCAATTAAATCATTCAGTCCCAATTGTCCATTATTATTTCTCCCCCATGCCCATAGTGTACCATCAGATCTGATTGCAAAAGAAGAGGTTTGAAATCCACCTAAAGATATAAATTTCCACCTACTAACTGGGGTAAAATCTCCCGTTGCACCCAATTGAATCGGAGATGATCTACGAATTATATCACCTAGACCTAATTGTCCATAATAATTAGATCCCCATACCCACAAAGTATTATCTTCTTTCAATCCCATAGTAGAGATCGAATTAGAACCTGCAAATTTAGTAAATTTTATTTCTTTCCACCTATCAGTTGCAACTTGAACTGGAGAAGATCTATATTCAGCATCACCCTGCCCTAATTCCCCATTGGAATTTGCCCCCCATGCCCATAGAGATCCATCTACCCTTATGCCAAAAGAAGATTCTCTTGAAGTTGCTATATCAGACCATTGATTAATTTCGGAACCTACTTGCACAAACTTTGATCTTAAAACAGCATCACCTTGCCCCAATTCTCCATATGCATTTTCAGCAATACCCCAAAAAGTTTCATCAGATTTAATTCCATATGAAGCAGTAACAGTATTTCCAACTTGTTTCCAAGTTGATCCACCAATTTGAGTTAAAGTAGATTTATAACCATTCGCCTGAGAAGGATACCCACAAACCCACCAAGTATTATTAGATTTAAGAAGAGAAGAATTATAATATCCGGCAGAAACAGAAGACCAAGAAGAAAGACCTAATTGAACTGGAGACCATCTATCATTTTCATCTCCCAGTCCCAATAAATTGTTATTGTTCCATCCCCATACCCACAAAGTTTTATCTGGTTTAAGTGCCAGTGCTTGTCTTGCAGCAGAAATAGAAGACCAAGATCCACCTATTTGGACTGGTGATGATCTATGAATTAAATCACTTTGTCCCAAAACTCCATCTCTATTTTTACCCCATGCCCATAGAGTTCCATCAGGTTTAATCGCAAAAGAACACAAATATCCAGCAGAAACAGAAGACCAAGATGAAGTTCCTATTTGAACTGGAGATAATCTATCAATTGTATCACCTTGTCCCAATTCTCCATTCGGATTATATCCCCATGCCCATAGCGTATTATCAGATCTTATTGCCAAATTATGATAGTTACCAGCAGAAATCGCAATCCAAGATGAAGTTCCTATTTGAACTGGTGATGATCGATAATTTAAATCACCTTGCCCTAATTCTCCCCAAACATTAGCTCCCCATGACCATAATGTATTATCTGCCTTAATTGCAAGAACATGATCTCTAAAAGAACTAACAAATGACCAAGAACTTGTTCCTATTTGTGTGGGAGAAACAACATTATAATTAGTAATAGTCCCTAAACCTAAATTACCATAATAATTTTGCCCCCAAGACCACATTGATCCATCAGATTTAATTGCTACTACAAAATTATTGAATTTCCAACTTCTATAAAATGCAAACTGTTTCCAAACAACACCAATTTGAACTGGAGATGATCTATGAATTTTATTACCTTGACCCAATACACCAGAAAAATTATTTCCCCATGTCCATAAAGTTCCTTCATATTTTATAGCTAGAGTATGAGCTTCTCCCGAAGAAATGGCAACCCAGGATGAAGTTCCTATTTGAACTGGCGATGATCTATGAACTTGATTACCTTGTCCCAATACACCGTTGAAATTTTGTCCCCATGCCCATAGAGTTCCATCAGATCTGATTGCTGTGTTATGATAGCGACCTACGGAAATAATATTCCAAGATGAAGTTCCTATTTGAACTGGAGATGATCTGTGAATTAAATTACTTTGCCCCAAAAATCCAACCGAATTATTCCCCCAAGCCCAAAGTGTTCCATTAGATTTGATTGCTAAAGTACGACGATTAGAAAATCCATATGAATTAGAAACAGAAGTCCACGACCCCCCTACTTGAACTGGTGATGATCTATGAATTAAATCATTCAGTCCCAATTGTCCAGAATAATTAACTCCCCATGCCCATAAAGTATTATCAGATCTGATTGCTAATGTTGCATCATTTGAAGTTCCGGAAATATACTTTTCTTTATAATTAGCAACTTTATAATCCATAAGATTATCCCCTCATACTTTTAACTTCATCACTTAAAGACACCACAGCATCTATAAGTAATGAAATTAATGGAATATAACTTACTGATTTTGTTTCGTTTTCCTGTGCAACAAGTTCAGGTAATATTTTCTCAAGTTCCTGAGCGATTAATCCATAACTAGTTTTTCCATTATCTTTCCAACTAAATTTAACTGGTGTCAATCTTCTTAGGATATCAATACTTCCACTAAGAGGTTCAATATTTTCTTTCAGACTTAAATCTGAAGTTGAGTTATAACTAACGGCAGTTAATTCTCCAGTTGAAGCATTGAAAGAAAGTTTTGATGATGACGTTTTTACTGCAGTTACAATACCAACAGTACCGATTAAAACAGGATATAAGGAAGTTGTTGCAGTATCATCTACAGAAGAAATGCTTGTCGAAGAAGAAGAAACAGAAGTAGTCCAACTTACTCCTGCACCAGTAGATATTAAGATCGAACCAGCAGCACCTACAATATTATTAAAATCATATAAACCTCCACGTATTCTGAGATCTCCAGCAACGTCTAATTGTTCGGTTGGATTTGTTGTAGCTATACCAACTGAACCAAGACCACTTACAGTAATCGTTGGAGATGTGAATATTGCGGTTATAATTCCAGAACTAACACTACTGAATCCCAGAAAATATGGTGATGTTGTTGAAAGTATATTTACTGCACTACTTACGGCACCAGCAGGTCCAGTAAATCCTTGAGTACCTTGAGTACCTTGAGCACCCTGAGCACTTAATCCACCTTGAAGACCTTGTGCCCCTTGATTACTTAAACCTTGAGTACCTTGAGTACCTTGAGTCCCTTGAGCACCCTGAGCACTTAATCCACCCTGAAGACCTTGAGTACCTTGATTACTTAAACCTTGAGTACCTTGTCTTCCCTGAACACCTTGAGTGCCCTGATTACTTAAACCTTGAACACCTTGAGTACCTTGAGTTCCTTGAGCACCTTGAGCACTTAATCCACCTTGAAGTCCCTGAGTACCTTGAGCACCCTGAGCACCTTGAGCACCAACACCCTGAGTTCCTTGAGTACCCTGAGATCCTTGGGTTGTTCCAGCTGGACCTTGAGTTCCTTGATTACTTAAACCTTGAACACCCTGAGTACCTTGAGTTCCTTGGGTGCCCTGATTACTTAAACCTTGAACACCTTGAGTACCTTGAACACCTTGATTACTTAAACCTTGAACACCTTGAGAACCCTGTAATCCTTGAGAACCAACACCTTGGAGACCTTGAAGACCCTGAAGACCTTGCCTACCCTGAGTTCCTTGAGTTCCCTGATTACCTAAACCCTGAAGACCTTGAGTACCTTGTGGATTAACCTGAGGTTGCAAATCCCATGCTTCACCGTTATACTTCCAGGTTCTACCATTAAAAGTATAAAGGTCGTTTGCTATTGGTGAATTAGGAAAATCTAAAGGCATTATTTATACTTCCTTATGAAAATATTTATTGATCTACAGTATTAGTAGTTGGGAAAAATCTATCTGGACCCCAGATAATTCTTACGGCACCATTAGCACCAGCAGCAGGTCTGTTATTACCATCGCCACCTCCACCACCACCATAAAGACCACCAGGAGTTCCTTGTGCTGTTGGGTTAGTTGCGGTAGCACCGCCAGATCCACCGCCACCACCTACTTGAGTTCCGCCACCAGCACCATCAGATCCCCTTCCCAACATACCAACTCCACCACCACCAGCAGCGCCGTTGTTTGCGTTGCTACTAGGGCCTCCACCACCTCCACCACCACTACTAAGATCGGCGTTAGTGCCGGCAGTACTACTTCCACCAGTACCACCGTTACCAGAATAACCACCGGCGCCACCGCCTCCGCCAGATATTTGGTTAACACCAGTTCCAGTTGTAGGTCCACCAGCACCGCCATTTCCACCACCCACATTTCCACTAATCGTGGTTCCCTGTCCTCCTGCTCTAGTTCCACCACCCTGAACTCCACCACCAGCAGTGATTAAAGTAGTTCCACCTCTAGCAATCGTAGAGTCTCCACCATTGGATCCAGGAGCGCCACCAGCTCCGACAGTTACAGTTAGAGTTTCTCCAGGAACAACACTTAA